CCAGCCAATCGGCGTGGGTGAACTCCGGCACACTGGGATCTTCGGACAGAGCCTTGAGCCTGTCCAGGTTTATATCCGGCTCACGTCTGGAGGTCTCCCAGGAGAAGACCCGGTCCGAATCCGGAACCGGAATAATGTCCTTGTCAGCCGCGAAGTAATGCCCATCCTTATCGGTCGGAGCATCGAGGGGCTTACCCCCGTTATTGGACTCTTTGGTCACGTCGTTGTGATTGAGGACGGAGGTGCGGATCCCGTCCTTGCGGGACTCGACCATGTTGCCCACCACGTCGAGGGTCTGGCGCTCCTCCATGATGGCGGCCCGCTCTTTGGGCTCCAGCGCCCGGCGCACGGTGGGGACCACCGAGCCGAAGATCTTGAGCAGCTTGGTCAGGGCCTCGATCTGCTCGTCGGAGATCTTGGCCGCCAGCGGCAGCTTGGGTGGGGTGACAGGGGCCTCGGCCGGACGCCGCCGGACCAGGGCCTTGGCCAGGTCACTCCAGGTGATGGATCCCGAGTTGACGGCCGCGACGACCTCGTCCGGAACGACTTCGAGAGCTTGAGAGGTGGATTGATCAGTCATGTACGCGCATCATACCCGATTCTCAAGCATCCTTCTAGTCAGGACGGCGGCGGGCGGCGCGGAGACTTAGAGGAGCGAGTGGACGAAGGAGGGGGCTGGGGAGCCTCCGGAGGGGCCTGAGTGCCCTCAGGAGGCGCTGTAGCAGCCGGTGGCAACCCGGATGGCTCCGGGGGCGGAGGGGGCTCAGGAGCGGGCTCAGGCGTAGGGGCGGGAGTCCCTGGTACCGGCTCGGGCATGGCGGCGGGCTCGACGGGCTCCTTCAGTTCCGCGATCCACTCTTCGGACTCGGTGTCAGGGGCCGGTGCAGACTTGCCCCACGGCCACCACTTCGGGCGTTTCATCGAGAAGGGGTCCTTTCTCTCACCCCTTCAGGGCTCTGGGCTACGACCGGGCAGGAGCTACCAGCCGATCTCGTCCTGCTCCTCCCCGCTGAGCGACCGCTCATGGCACCGGCACCAGCACTGGCCCTGGCACAGGTCATGCTGGTCCTGCTGGCAGGCCACGGTGGCCGTGCGCCCGATGGCCCCACCAAGGCGGGGCACCGGAGGGAACGCCTCCATGTTCTCAGGCACGTCGGGCACGTCACTCATGGGGAACCTCAGCCATCTGAGCCTCCCAGCCCTCCTCCGGCGGCGGCCACTTCTTGGAGCCGTGGCACAGGTGGCAGACCACCATGCCGTAGATGACGTTCTCGATCTCACCCGCCCCGCAACAGTATGGGCAGATGCCCTTCTGGAGGGCCTCAGACGGCTTCATGGCTGGGCTCGTCGTCAGATGGGTGAGTGGCCGCCACCCAGGCCGCCAGCGCCTCTCTGGCCCGCTTACCGGGCCTCTGATCGCCCTCAGGGTATAAACGGTCCCCGTGCTCGGAGAAGTCCTCCATGAGGTCCCCACAAGGTGGGTCTGGGAAGAACCCGATGGCGTGGTAGGTGTCAGCGTCGGCGTAGAAAGCCAGGGCGGAGAGGACCTGCTCGAAGGCGGCTAGCTGGCGCACCATCTCGACGTCGATGCTCACGGTTGAGGATGATCGGTAGGGGACCACTCCATGGCGTCAGGCAGCACTTCGTAGCCACGCTCGGCCTCGTCGGCCAGGTCCTCGATGTCCTCGTCGGTCAGCACCCTGCCGGTCTTGGTCACCAGGGGCTCGTCCACCTCTTCCCAGGTGCCGTCATCGTGGCGAACATGGTGTCGGGTCATGGCTCCAGCGCCCGCGGGTAGGGCCGCACCAGGCGCACCTCCTCGTCCTCGATCGCGCCGGGATAGCCCAGTTCGATCACGGTTTGAGCGCCGACGATGTGCTTGCGCCACCACTGGTGCCCGGCGCGGGCCTGATCCTCGGTGGCGTAGCGGGCCACCGGATGAGCGGCCTCGGCGTCCAGGACGGCCGTCTCGTAGCCCAGGTCGCCGGTCATGGCGGTGTTGATCACCACACCATCGATATAGGTCCGGGCCAGTTGGGTGGTGCGCTCCGGGTGGAAGACGGCCTCGATCATGCGGTACTCGGGGTCGGTCATGTCAGTCCCTCCAGCCAGGCCACCGCCACCGCCGCCACCTGGATCAGTTCAGTGCGAAGGTCGCGTTTGCCGTTGCCGTCCTCAGGGCGACCCATGGCCTCGGCCACCTCCCCGAACTCCTCGGCCAGGACCCGCAGCCGGACGTAGTTGGAGGTGGTCGGGTTCTCGATGCCGTCCCCGTCGCGGCCACCCCACTTGGCGATCTGGCGGCCGCGCTCGATGGCGACCTCCTCCAGGACGGCCTCGGTGGCGTCAGTCATAGGTCACCGCCTGGGGCGGGACGTGGTCGCGGAAGGCCTTGGCCCAGAGTTCCTCCAGACGGGTCTCCTGGGCCGCTGAGCGCCTCCGTAGGGCCTCCAGGTCCTCTAGCTCCTGCTGCTCCTCCGGGGGCAGCGCAGAGCGGATCTGGGCCTCCTTGACCATGCCGTAGGCCCCGATGCGGGCGGTCCGGCGCTGCCGCTCCTCCTGGAGGCTCATGGGCAGACCCAGCCCCGAGCACTGGAAGGAGTGCCGTTGCGGATGTAGTCATCGTTGCAGAGGAAGTGCCCGTTCTCGGGGTTCAGGGTGCCCTCGTTCTCAATGCAGGCCAGGCGGCGCTTCTCCTCCAGGGTGAAGGTTCGCAGGTTGCCGTCATCATCGAAGTGCTCGCCCTCGTAGTCCTCCAGGTAGGGGTCGTACTCGTCCATCTCGGCCGGGCGGCGGGCGCAACCCACGCAGATGGGGTCCTCGGGGTCATCGCGGTGGGCCTGGACCACCTCGTAGCGGCGGCGGGCCTCGGTCATGTCGATGCCGTAGAAGGCCGCCGTGCGGGCCATCTGCTCGTCGGTCAGGGGCATGGGGCTCATGCGCTCTTACTGGCACGCTGGCGGGCCAGGTACTGGCCCATCTTGGAGTTGTCCCACCGGGCTCGGGTGGCCTCCTGGTCCTCCCGGTGCTTGCGCTGGGCGTCGCGCAGAGTGGGCCAGGCCACCTTGTCGTACAGCCAGCCGCCGGTCGCTGGGCTGGCCTCGTTGCCGTCGTAGTCGAGGCTCCAGTAGGCGTCGTAGTCCAGACCCTCACGGGTGAGGTGCCCCACCCCGTGACAAGTGGGGCACTCCCGCTCGTAGTCCCGCATCAGCAGGCGACCGTTGATCTGGGTCATGACTGGGCACTCCTGACCGGGCTGAAGGGCTGCAGGGCCTCGTAGAGCCTGTCGGCCATGTCTCGGTCACCGTCGCCCTGCTTGCTCTTGTAAGGGCTCCCACGCAGCCAGTCCTGGGCCTCCCTGGCCACCTCGACCAGGGTCGCCAACTCGGCTTTGGTGACCTCCTGGGGGCTCATGACCGAGCCCCGTCGAAGAAGGCCTTGACCGCCCCCAGGTCCCGCACCAGGGGAGCCGGGGGGAGGGTCTTCAGGATGCGCTTGCCGTACCCCTTGGAGCAGAGGCGAGGGTCGAGGCAGGCGATGACGCCCCGGTCTGAGCGGTGGCGGATGAGCCGCCCGGCGGCCTGGCTCATGACCAGGCTCATCATGGGGATGGACAGATCGTTGAAGCTGTTGCCACCCCGGCGCTCCAGCCACTCGGCCTCGGCCTCGAAGAGGGGCTCGGTGGGCACCGGGAAGGGCAGCTTGTCGATGATGACCAGGCTGAGCGTCTCGCCCTGGAAGTCCACCCCGGTCATGAAGCTGCGGGTGGCGAAGAGCACCGAGTGGGTGTCGGCGGCGAACTGGGCGGCCAGGACCTTGTTGGGGGCCTGACCCTGCATCAGGCAGGTGTAGGGCAGCAGGTCGGCCAGGGCATCGTAGGCGTTCCGCATGGCCTTGATCGAGGTGAACAGCACCAGCGCCCGGCCGTTCGAAGCGGAGAGCAGGCTGCGGATCTCGTTGATGACGGCGTTGTCGAAGGCCACCCGCTCCTTGGAGGGATCCGGCAGGCTAGGCACGAAGGTGATGGCCTGGGTGGTGAAGTCGAACGGGGTGCCCACGTTCAGTTCCCGGTAGGTGTCGAGGCCCAGTTGGCGGGCCACGAAGTCGAAGCGGCCCGAGACCTGCAGGGTGGCCGAGGTCAGGATGGCCGTGACCTGGCTGAAGAGGTTCTCGCGCAGCCAGGGGGCCACGTCGATGGGGCAGGAGTTGATGACCCGCTTGCGGTCGGTCCCGCGCCCGGTCACCTCGACCCAGCGCACCAGTTCATCGAAGTCGGCCGTGACCAGTTCGAGGACCTTGGCGGCCAGGTTGGCGGAGCGCTTCTTCAGGATCTGCAGGCGGCGCTCGTAGGGCAGCATGTCCTTGGACTTCATGGTGTCAAGCTCGGGGGCGATGCGGGCCAGGACCCCGGCGTAGACCTGGATGGCCAGGATGTAGTCGGCCCAGGCGTCCTGGTTGAGCACGATGTCGGCCTGGCCCAGGCGGGCGGTGGTCTGGCCGCTCTTGACCGCGGGCAGGTCATCCAGGGAGTTGAAGAGGACCGTCTGAGCACCCACGGCGTCGCGCTGGGCCTCCAGGAGGGCCTGGGCGTGGTTGTCGTACTCCCGGTTGACCAGATTGCGGGCCTCGGCCAGCAGACCCCGCAGGGAGCCCTCGGTGAACTCGTTGCCGAGCGCCGAGCGGGCGTACTCGCGGGCCTCATGGGCCTCATCGAAGATGACCACGTCGTAGCGGCCGATCAGGCTGTTGAAGAACAGCAGATCCGCGAAGAGGACGGCATGGTTGACCACCACGATGTGGGCGTCGGCGGCCCGTAGGCGAGCCTGGGTGGCGTAGCACTCCTTGTTGGTGGAGCAACCATGGACCGAGCAGTTGTCGCTGTCGGCCCGGACCTTGGCCCACTCTGCGAAGGGGATCTCCCGGCCCAGGATGGCCTCGAAGTCGCCCTTCTCGCCGGAGAAGCTCTGGTCGGCCAGGTGCTCGTTGGCCAGGCGGATGATGTCGCCCAGGCCAGACACCTCGGAGGGATCGACGGCCCGAGCCCGGTTGGCGCACAGATAGTTCGAGCGGCCCTTGAGCATGGCCCAGCGGAAGTTGATCCCGAACTGGTCAGCGAAGAAGCTCTGCAGGTTGGGCAGGTCCCGCTCGGTGATCTGGTCCTGGAGGGCCTTGGTGGCCGTGGCGTAGACCACCCGGCGGGGCTCGCCATCCGCGGAGCGCCCGGAGGTGGTCCACAGGATGGAGGGGATGAGGTTGGCGAAGGACTTGCCGGTGCCGCAGCCCGCCTCGGCCAGGAGGTGGAAGCCCTGGTCCAGAGCCTGGGAGTTGAGTTCAGCCAGGGCCACCTGGGGGAGGCGGCGCTCGTAGCCAGGGATCAGTTCGGCCATCTTGGCCTCCACATCGGCGTTGGTCACGCCGTGCGGTGCGGGAGTGGTGGTCTGCATGGTTATAACCCTAGCAGGTGGGTAGGACATTAGCAAGTCACCTTAGAGAAGTGCTGGAGGTGGAGGATCGAACTCTCAGGGGCTCCCGCTGTACGTGGCCTTTTCCGTCGCCAAGTGACCCCTCCAGCCGAGCCCCAGTGTCTACATGCGCGACCGGGGCTCTTCCCTGCAGGGAAAGCTACCCGATCATGGCCACCAGGCCGTCTGCGATGACGTTGGGGTCGGTCTCGCCCCCGAAGGTCAGCACCCGGACGTGGTCGTTGCCCGCGGCCACGTTCTGGAAGCTGGCCAGGGCCGAGTCATGCTCCGCTCCGTAGCCCACGATGGCGATGGCCACGTAGGTGCCGCCCTTGGCCTGGGCCATGGTGGCGGCGAACTCGGCCGCGTCATCAGCCTCCCCATCGGTGATGACCAGGGCCATGAGGGCGGGCCGATCGGTCTTGGGCTGATCCCCGAACTCCTCCATGTAGGTGTCCACCAGCAGGTTCCAGCCCGGCATGATCTGGGTGCCGCCACCCCACTGGATGGAGTTCCACTTCTCCACCAGATTGCGGGTGGAGATGTCGTCCAGGTTCTTGGCGCTGCCCCCGGCGAAGGTGACGGTCATGACGCCGCCCTTGTCCTCCCCGGCCGCCTGCTCCTTGGCCTCCTGGGAGTCCTTGGCCTCCAGCACCTCGATGATGCGCCCGATGGCCTCATGCACCACCTCACGGCGCTCCACCTTGCTGCCATCCGCGGCCGGGAAGCTCATGGACCCGGTGGTGTCGAGCAGGAGCATGGGCTCCGTCTCGGTCTTGGTCAGCGGAGAGAGGTCGTTGACAGAGGGTTCGGAAGCCGTCATGGTTTGTGCCCTTTCGCTAGTTCAAAAAAACTGCTGGTTGGGTGGAGAGGGAGGGATCCTCCGGTGGCGGGTTCCCGAGGACCAGCCTCCCCCTCCGGCGGTCCGCTGGCGAGGGGCGGTACCCCATCAGCGGTGCCATTCCCAGATCACTTTAGCTGGTCGCGGTCATCCAAAGCTAGTTGCTAACCCTCCTTTTTCAACTCAGGCAAAATATCGGTTCCATCCCGCAGATCCTGGACGTAGACAAGGGCGCAATCCCAGCAGTAAAACCTCGGTCCCGGTGCGGCGTCCACCTCGGATTCGATGGCCACGTTAGCCCCGTTCTGGCAGGGTCCTTCCGGCTGGTAGCCGAGGGGCAGGTTGCCCCAGGAGATGAGCCGGACCTGCTGCTCGGCGCTGAGCCCGTTGAAGCAGGGCAGGCCGTACCAGCCCCGCCGATCGGGCAGCGGGGGAGCCAGGCGGGCGAAGATCTCCTCGTCGGTCTCGCCGGTCAGGCTGGCGATGGCGATGACCAGCCCGTCCGCGGTGCCCGAGGGATGGTAGGTGGTGGCATCGATCCGCAGGGACGGCTTGGTCACGTCCTTGGCCAACTGAGCGGCCAGCTTGGCCTCCAGGGCCGGGAGGCTGGATTGCTTGGGGCTCATGATCGAGTCCGGGCGATGCGGTCGAGGGCCAGAAGGTAGGTGCCCCCGTTACGGGGGTCGGCCACCTGGACGAAGGTCTGGTCGTTCTCGGTGGTGATGGCCCGCACCGTGGTGCGGAACTTGCGGCCGCCCTTCTTGTGCTGGGCCAGGACGGTGTCGCCCACCTTGAGGGTCCAGCGAGGCGAGACCTTGACAGAGGAGTTGTGCAGGGTGGCCTTGATGGGCTTGGGGGTGTAGCTGGCCCGCTTGGGCACGGTCGCCCCGGTCACCCGGTCGATGCTGACGACGGTGCCGTCCTCAGCCTTGATGGTTATCAAGCCATCGGTGATGTGGATGTTGATCGGCAAGGGATCTCCTGTGTGGTGGATTTGTAGAGAGGGTCTGATCCCCTCTGCCATCACTTTAGCAGATACCGTTTCGATTAGCAAGTCGCCTTAGATAGCACTGGCGCTTCGCATCCCGCCTTATACGGCCTCATTCGCATCATTATCTATACTGTTATACAGACGCTCGCGAACTTATCGCTTCTTAAAAAGACTGTTTAACAGCCTACTTGGAAGAGGCGGCCCTTCGGGCCGCATCGACAAGCGGTGTGGTCGAGGCCTCGGGCCATGTCCGATTTGTCTTTCACAGGTGGGGCGCGCACCGCTGGCTCCTGGTCGGAGCGCCCTCCATGCCAGAAGGGCTCGAACGGTCACCCCCCATCCGGAACAGAGGTGCCGTCCCTGCACCTAGTGGTCGGACAGTCCGTTCCGACATGGCCGGGCCGGGCTGGGTCGAGTGACCCGGAAGCGTGGCAATCGGCGTCCAGGGCTGCCAACCGGTGCAGTATGCGAGCCGTCAGGGTAAACCGCTTGAAGTGGTCTGTCAATCCTCGGATTCGAGGTGCTGATGGTCCTGATGGGCCTCGCAGAGGTCATCCTCCAGGCTGGAGATCCGGTAACCATCGATCAAGTTCCTGGTCGCCTCCCGGATATCCGCAGGCGAAAGCACGGTGGGAAAATAACCGTTAACCTCAGCCAATCTCCTGGAGTTACGATCGAAGATATCGAGGTGGATCTTCGCTGCTGATTTGATGACCGGATCACCGCAAGCCTCACAGGGACCGAAGTCCATCTCATCCAGGGTCACCCACCAGGCCACGTCTTCTTCTCCCTGGCCGAAGCTCTCCCCGACGACTCTGCCCACGGCAAGCTCGTAGCGCTTCCTCAGGTTGACGATCACTGCGAATGGTTCCCGTTGGGCGGCAGGTATATGCCCCCTGGGCCGGGTGGAGCTTGAGGGTTGGCTAGCATCTGGGAGCGCTGCATGATCAGGTTCTCCCACATGGCCCGCAGGTGCTGCACCATGGCGTCATCCTGTTGGGCCATGCCCAGCGGCATCACGGCCGCCCCCACGATCTCCTGGCCCAACAGGCCGGAGGGGATGATCAGGATCACCCCCACCGTGGGCACCATGCCCTGCGGGGTGGGCTGTAGCTGCACGTTGCATTCCCACTGCACGTCCTCCCCGAAGGTCACGCTCTCCAGCAGCCGGGGGATGCGCTCCTTGATGGGATCGGACAGAGAGGTGATCATCGGTGCTCCTCAGACGGTTTGCTTGCGGCTGACCCTCATCAGCCGCCGTCGAACATCGGCAGAGAGATAGTTCGAGCCATCCTCTGAGTCATCGGTGAGTTCATCGGACCAGCCGTGTCGTTTGAGCCCGAGCCCCACGATGCCGTCCTCGATGGTGTTCCGCACGACGAGATCATTCACCATGGTCACCGGCCACTTGGAGTCGAGCCTATTCGCTCGATTGATGCGTTGCCACCACTTCGAATGGGTCAACGGCATCTCGTAGTTGACCACCCACAGGGCCTCGGGCAGGTTGATGCCCCGACACCCGGCGTCACTGGAGAGGAAGACCTGAGCCCCGTCCCTAAAGTCAGACATGGCCCGGCGTCTTTGTGCATAGGAGAGCGCGCCGTGGTTGACCACCACCTCGAAGCCCTCCTTGATCAGGCGCTCCTCGATCAGCGGCAACATCGATTGCCCGTAGAAGGTGAAGACGAGCCCCTGACCGCCTTGGGTAGCCTGGCGCAACCGGGTGACCAGATGGTCCAGCTTGGCCGCCCCCAGGGCCTCCAGGCCCGCCACACCCACCTCTCGGACGATCACCGAGGCCACCTGGGGGATGTCGCGCTTCTCGGCCTTGGCCATCTCCACACTGCGGACCAGGGACAAGGGATGACCGGCGATCTGGCGCAGCACCCCGAATAGCTGGCGGTTCCACTGCCAGTCGCCTTTGTGGTCGTCGTCGGTCTGGGCGATGACCTCGTAGAACTCCTGATGGCGCTCGCCCAGGTCCACGTAGTCCGATTGCACCTTGACGGTGGGGAACAGCCCGGCGATGTCGGGGTCCATCTTGGACTTGAAGACGGCCAGGTGCCCGATCTTCTCCTGCAAGCTCACGATCCCCGGCGGGCAGTCCTCCGGGGTCAGGCATTTGAACACGATGGCCTTGCCGTAACGGTCCCGGCCAACGTGGTAGCTCTCGAAGTCCTCGACGCGCCCGGCAGCGGTGGGGTCCATGAGCCGGGCCAGGTTGAACCAGCCCTCAGGGTCTCGATCGACCACCGTGGCGGTGGTGGGCAGGATCCGCACCGAGCCCGTCTTCCGCAGGTTCTTGAGCATTAGCTCATGGTGCTTGTACATGGCCGAGCCCCGGTTGGCCCCGAGCTTGGCCGAGGCCTCGTCCCAGATGAGCAGGACCCGCTTACCGGCCAGGGCCTGGGTCAGCGGACCCGGTGCCAGCCGGGTGCGCTCGCGCCCACCGGTCCAGAACTTCTCAGGATGGGCGATCTCTCCCCGGACCGACTCGTAGACCCCCAGGATGATCTGGGGTGGGTTGGCGATGATCCGCTTACGTTGCTGCGGACCCCCACTCAGCACCCCGACTGTTGCTCGGGTGAAGGTCCGCAGGTCGTATTCCCACTCAGACAGCTTGCCTTTCTCGCATTCGAGCAGGACGTGGTCGATCTGGTGGTCGTCTAAGAGCATGCTGGCCACGCACAGGGCGATGACGGTCTTCCCAGCCCCGCAATCGGCTCCGATGCACAGCGAATCCTGGGCTAACCCCTGGGCCACCAGATCGACCTGAAAGGGCTTCAGATCGAAGGGAGCAACGTAGGTCATCCCACCGCCAGCGGGCTCTCCACCTTCAAATCCCAGATGAACACGTAGGCATGATCACGATTACAAGCATCGAGCATCTGAACCGATTCGCCATCCATCAGTAGCTCGATCATGACATGGGGAACGCGGGCCGGGACCATGGCCACGAACTGTACCCCGTCCTCCAGGATTCGCACATCGACGGGGATAGTCAAACCATGACCGGTGCCCACGAAGCGCAGGCACCAGAAGTGCTGCCCGTGCAGAGCCTCCTCAATGACTCGGAGCCGAGCCAGGCTCATGTTCAACCGACTCTCCAGCACCGACATCCGGATCACCTCCTTCACTGACCTACCCTGCTGATACGGATACTACACCAGGACGAAGGATCCGGCTATCGAGTTAGGTGATGAGCTTGGTAATGGTCGGGGAGATGATGTTGTCGTACTCGGCCGGAGTCACCACGAAGAAGGAGGCCGAATCCCCGAAGGTGCCCGAGACATCCTCGATCGCGGGCCGGTGGAACAGACCACTCACCCATGTCCCGGCATCTGTTACCGGGCCGAAGAACTCGAATGCACTGGGCTCCGCAGTGACGATACGAGTAGCCGTATCCACCAATGTGGTGGAGAGATCATCCGTCGTAGTACGGTTGTAGAAGTTCGAGAAGACGTTGATGATAGGCACGCCGTCAGGGAACAGATTCGGATACTGCTTGAAGGCTAGATACCACCATCGTGGCACTGGGTTGTTCCACTGCGTGAACATCGGATCGTTATAGACATCAGGAGTGGTGTCGAAAGTGGAGAGATTCGGCCCTCGCATAAAAGGTTGGGTATCCACGTTCAACTGACCCTCGTAGATGGGCCGGATCTGCAGCGAGGAGATGTGCATGGACTCCCGGTAGCAGGTGGTCCGCCATACCAGTTGCTGAGAGGCGACCGGAAAGCGCAGCACCCCGTTGGGGTTGTTGCGGCTGTCGATGGCCTGCCAGAAGGTGGTGCCGCCGTCCACCGAGAACTCCCACACGATGGACTCATCGAAGACCGACAAGGTGTCGATGGAGATGGCGTCGTTGGACTTGCCCTGCTGGACCAGTTGCACGTACAACGAGTCGGCCACGTTCACCCCTGGTACCGAGCCGATGTCGTAAGGGGCGGTGAACTCGGTGACTGCTCCGGCTGAGCCGGAGGTCTCGGCCTGCCACACCAGTCGCCCGGTGGCCACGTCCACCAGTTGCACCCACAACGGATTGGTCAACGGGGTGATGGGGGTGTAGCGCACCGCCACCCAGGCCCGGCCCCGAGCCGACAGCAACAGCGGCGCGGAGCAGATGCCGCCGAAGGGGATGTTGGCCGTGGCCGCATGTGATTGGGCCAGGTTCTCGGTCTTGAGCGGGGGCTCGATGGGTGGGTTCATCATGCCGTGGACCGCGCCGGTCACGTTCTGGGCCGGAGGCGGAGGATTCGACTGGCGGGAGAAGACGATGGCGTTGGACCCGGCCAGGTAGGTGACCTGGATGGGGGCCACGTCGCCTACCACATGCCAGGTGCCGGTGTCATTCCAGGTGGTCGAGGCCAGGGCGGTGTTCCGCATGTCGTCGTCGTAGACCACCTGAACGGCATCGGACTGGCTGGTGGCGAACTGCAGGCTGGTCACGTCATGGGTGGAGATGAAGCTCACCGACTGAGCGGTGCAGGGCAGCAAACCGCTATCGGCCGGGTTGGTGGGGGTGGCCAGGTCGCCGGGGTTCTGGTTGAAGGTGTTGGACTCGATGAATACCTCATCCAGGAAGGCCTCGTAGTACACCGGGGCGTCGTTCTGGGCCAAGGGGGAGGTGCGGACGGCCTGGATGGTCTTGAACCCGCAGAAGAAGGCCAGCTTCGAGGTGAAGGGCACGTCGGAGGTCTGGTAGTTATGAAAGCCCGGAGTTGCGAAACGCGGCGCTTGCATGCCCTGGTGGAAGTTGGTGAAGTTGTACAGCCAGGAGGCCGCCCCGATCTGCTGGGCCGTGCCGGGGTCCTTGGAGATCATGACCTGAGTGGGGCTCATCAGCAGGTTGGAGGCCCCGGTGGGCGTCGGGGTGCCGATGGTCCCGGTGTAGGGGTAGGTGTTCTCACCCTGGCCCAGGGCGATCAAGGTGGGCAGACCCACGTCCATCGGCCCCTCGTAGCCGGGGGTGGCCGTGCCCGGCATCGAGGCGTTCATGACCGTGGCCGGGAAGGTCTTGACCGTGCTCTGCACCGGCAGGAAGCCCTCGTAGGGCTCGGGGGCCAGGTTGGTTAGCTCGATCTTCCAGAACTTGGCCAAGGTGGGTGGTAAGGAGATATACCCGGTGGTGAGCAGGTAGTCCCCGGCGATGGGGGTCCAGAACAAGTCCGGGTAGAAGGTGGGGGCTCCGCCGACCATTCCCGAGGGATTGGCCTCGGAGATGAAGGTGTCATCAAAGCGGAGATAGGCGTTACGGGTGAACCCTTGGTCCTGTGAGTTGAATGACCCTTTCACCGAGTATGACTCCGGATCGGTCAGGTAACTGGCGATGGTGGCACTGGTCAAGGTCTCACCTTTGAGGACCAGATTCTGCAGCAACATCCCCGAGGTGGCCGGTATGGAGTTGTCGTTATAGCCACCGACGCGCACATTGGGATAACTGGTGACGATCATCCCGGCCGGTTGGAGACCAGTGACGGTGACCGGCACGTTGAGTTCGGGATCACCAGCAGCATTGATCTGATAAGAGAAGCTCCAGGTATTGGTGGCATGCGTGAAGCCCACTACCAGATAGATGAGGCTGTTCAAGGGAATGGGAACCACGGTCCTGAGTGACGATCCAATAATCGAAAAGGCATCCCAATCGAAAGTGTCACCTACGGACTGGTTGAGCATGTTGGGGAAAAGCTGTACAAAGGCGGCCCCGGTGGGCGCAGTAGCCGTCACGTTTACCTGCGTCCAGATGGAGGGCGTAATAGAAACGGCCGGACCACTCACCTGACTCATATAGGTATGGTTACGGTCGTACCAGGCATAACCCAAGATGGCATAATCAGCGGCATTCGAGCCGGTGACCCATCCAGTCGCGGCGTAAGAGACACCGGGGGTGACCGGAAGGAACACGTTATTGGTGAAATAAGGCTCACCAACCGCCGTGGTGGTGGCTCGCAAAGAATGCGTACCGGTGACGGCATGGGCGGTGGTGTTGCTCAAGGTGCAGGCGTAGGCCCCACCCCAGTCGCCTATGGTGCCGTCCTCGAAACCAGCGTCCACCGTCGATAGCAACGTGGTGGGGTTGATGTAGAAGGCTCCGGCGGCATAGCCGATCTTGACGCCGCGCACATCGATGAACGGCAGAGATCCATGGGTTGGGGCCATGGCGGCGAAGAAGCTGAGCCCCACCCACCAGTCCTGGGTGGGATCGAACTGCAGCCCGGTATTGGACACGTCAATGTCCCCGGTGGTGCCCCCGGCGTTGGGGAACTGCACTCCGTTGGCAGCCGGAACAATGTTGCCGTTGATGATCGAGGCCGGGTAGATCAGCGGGATGTCCCGAGCGGTGTGAGTGTTGGCCGGGCTGGGCGTGGAGTTCGACCAGTACAGGGTGGCGTGAACGCCCAGGTGGGTGGGATCGATCAAAAACCGGTCCACCACCTGGGCGGTCCCGGCCGGGGTCCGCACGTCCATGTAGAAGCTGACCACCGAGGAGGCCAGAGGCTGCGGCGAGCAGCGCCACTGCACCGGCTGGGCCGTCCCCATGACCCCCAGCAGGCCTGAGGCTCCCTCCCGGTACATCGAGTACTGCACCGGGCTGCCCATGATGTCGGTGGCCGCGTCGATGACCCCACCGTTGGGCAGGTACGGGATCGGCAGGTCGGCGGTGCCCTCGACGGAGTAGCCGATCTTCAGTCGTCGCACTGCCAGGGAGTAGGCCGCCGCCACCTGGATGGTGGCGAAGCCGCCTGACGGTCCGGGCTGGGTGGTGATCCGGTTGTAAGCCGGGGCCTTGCCGGTGCGCCTGGTCAAGACCACCCGGACCCGCTGGGTGTTGGTGGGCAGGATCCGAGTGGAGAGCGAGTACCAGTGATCCTCACCGTAATGCTGAGGGTGAATCTTGGTCAGGAGATAGTCGTCGTTGTTGACCAGCACTCCCGGCACTGAATCCACGATGTCATGCTGCAGCATCGAGTACCAAGTACCAGCCGCATCATCGTAGTACTCCACTGAGATATGAGACGGAAAATGAGCCACATCCAGCGACACCGCATTGACCGTATGCTCTGATCCGAAGCGCACTTCAAGAATGTCACGCGACGGATCGGTTTGAGCCCGATTATCGGTACACCAGAAGCTGGTCGAATCCGATGACAACTGGAAGTTGTTGTTGGTGGTGTTCTGTTGGCTGATGGTCTGCAACAGGGTGTCCATGTCCACCCCGTCGAAGGTGATGTCCGACAACGAGGCTGAGGCATTGTTGGCCAGGGAGCCCCGCCCGCTGAGCGGGTTGATGGCCATGACCCCGTCCTGGGCGTAGCGCCCGAGCAGGGCCATCCACCAGGGCAGCGGGGCGTTGGTGGGCAGGAAGTCGGTGTAGGTCCCGTCTGACCAGAAGATGCGCTGGGTGTCGGTGGAGGACAGCACGTTCTGCATGGGGTCCTGCAGGTAGCTGATGGCCCCCACGATGTCCTTGTTGTAGAACCACTGCTCGCCCTGGTAGCTGTTGAACGGCGGCACCGCCGGGCTGATGGTGGTGCCGGGCTGGGCCTGGCCGTAAGGGACGGTGGCCCCCGTGGTGGTGACGGTGACCGCCGGACGGATCTCCCAGTAGACCGAGTCGGCCCACACCGCGATGGCCTTCACCGGCTGGTACACGTCCGGTCCCTGGGCCGCGATGGTGGCCACCGCGTCGGCGGGCTTGAGTTGTTCGATGACCTGCAGCACGTCGTTGGCCTCGACCTGAGTGATGGGCCGGTGCGGGGCGATGACGAACTGCTTGCGCTGCAAGGAGTTGGGGACGGTGCCGGTGACCCCCTCAAGCTGGGCGTAGGTGAACTGCTGCAACCCGGCATAGGTGTAGGCCTGCAACCCGCCGTAGGTCAAGGCCAACTGATCGGCGTAAATGTAGCTCTCGTAGATGTCGCAGGTGACCGACAGGATGGCCTCGGCCACCAGCTTCATGCCCACCGGGGACGGCCCGTACTCCAGGGCTCGGCCGAACTGGAACAGCCGGTTGCGATAGCTGGCATCGGCGGTGGCCGCGCTGGTCCAATCGTCGGGCGAGGCGGTGTCGCTGTAGGGGTCCATGGACAGGGCCTCGGCCGGAGCACGCTGCATGCCGAAGAGCGCCCCGTAGAAGCTGTCCAGGTCATAAAAGTACGACGAGGACATGATCTGGCCCAGGCGAGAGAGCACCAGCCGCTTGCGTAGTTGCCCGGCTCCGGCGTCACCCAGGAGCACCCGCAGGAAGCGGACCAGATTGGAGTGCGGGGTGAGGGTGTAGATCTCGCTCGGAAAGTGCCGGAAGCGCTGGTCGGTCTGGACCGGCACCAGGAGGCCCTGGGTGACCGTGTCCAGGCTGGCAGGCCCTGGAGTGCCCGGAACTAGCTGCAGAGCCCCAGGGGGCGTCAGATCGCTCATCAGGCCCCCGTCATGTAAGTGTTGAAGGCCCTCACGTAGAGGTTGGCGTTGTTGAAGACCGGCACCGTGTCATCGGGGAAGTACACGTCGGTAGCCCGGCCCCCGTAGGAGAAGGTCTGGATCAGCCCAGCCGCCGAGTTAATCTGCTGGATGGCCCAGTTGGTCGAGCCCGCCGCGGTGGCGTCGGCTTGGGTGGCGAAGCGCACCGCCAGGATCCCGGCCACCTGGCCTACCGCGGTGAGAAGCTCAGAGGTGGACAAGATGCCGTCGAAGCCCACCCCGGAGAAGGCCGTCTGCATGGCGCTCTGGACATCCCCGAGCACCGAGGAGGCGGTGTAGCCCGAGGCCAGGACCACCACGAAGGTGGTGTTGAGGAACATCTGCTTGGACTGGTGGACCCACACGTCGGTGGTCACCAGCCGCCAACGCTGGATGGCGGTCTCGATCTCGCGGGGCACGGCGTTGTAGCTGTAAGTGACCGGTAGCTGAGCGTTAGCCGGGGGCAGGGGATTGCCGCCGTTGGCCACCGAGCGCCACTCGATGCCCGAGTTGGAGTGTGGACTGCCGCCGATCGAGGTGATGTTGTTGACCAGGAAGTAGTCGATCCCGTAGTAGTAGGTGATGGCTCCCACGTCGGTGCCGGTCCCGGCGTCAGCGGCGTAGATGACCGAGCCCACCGTGTTGGTCGAGCCCGACACCGCCACCCCACCCAGGGCCGAGACGGTGATGGTGGACGGCAGCCCCACCACGGGCTGGAAGGTCAGGGGCAGGAAGTAGTTGCCGGGCGTGGGCCGGGTCAGGTCCGGATGGGCGTAGCTGGTGTAGTTGAGCGGATCCCCGGCGTTGGAGTTGAACACCTGGCCGGTGGACCAGATGACGGTGTCGGTGGCGCTCTGGTCGTCGGCCCCCTGGACGTAGATGTCGATCTTGTTGGTGACCCCGTTGACCGGATCGTTGCGGCTGGCCATCGGCACGTACTGGAACTGGAAGTCGTAGACCCCGTCCGGGCAGTTGACGGCGTCGATGGAGGTGATGGTGGGCGAGTACCCGGCCGTGTTGGTGGTGGGGTAGGCCTGGGTACCGGTGGCCCCGGTGGTGTCGGTCCAGGTGGTGATCGAGGCAGCCACGATGGCCAGGAGGGTCTCGGTGTTGGTGGTGTTCGATCCGTAGACATAGATCCACTGGGCCTGGATGGGCACCGGGGTGGGGAAGGTCAACCGGACGCTGGAAGCGGCCGTGGTGGTGGCCGCGGCAGCTACTTCGGCCCCGGCCGGGGTGGTGCCAGCCGCGGTGGCATAAGCAATGCGATAGAAACGGGTCCGACCGCTGGGAATGGTCCCGCCTGTGGTCAGAGTGGCCGCGGTCAAGGCGGTCTGAGGGGCCGTCCCCGGAGCCGCTAATGCATAGGTGTTCGCATTGAAGGTGTAATGGATGTTGGGATTGAGGAGGCTCTGGTCCGCGATACTCGGTCCAAAGACGTAGTTCATGGGGTAGATGTACTTGGCCGCCTGAATGGTGGACTGACCGGTGCCACCCGTGATCTGAATCTGCTCCAGATGGGTCTTGGCCGCCCCGATGACATTGGCCATAACCGTGGCCGGGTTCTCCTGGGCTGTGCCCAGGAACATCTGCTCGGTCCCCGCCATGTTGCGAAAGACGGTGTTCTCGAAGCGGTTCCGCAAAGCATCGTCGGACTCGGCGTCTGCTCCTCCGGTGGTGGCCGTGGTGTTGGCCAGGGTGGAGAATCCTGACAACGGGGTGGAGAACCCGACGATGGAGTTGGGCGGCACGTTGCCGTTCGAGCCGCCCACCTGGGCAATGATGGGGATGTCGATGGAGATGGCCCCGATGGGCATGACCCCGGTGATGAGGGTGACGAAGGTGACGGGCGGACTGTCGTAGGTGGACACCGCCGTCCCGGCCGGTACCGAGGTGGCCTGGGTGGCCGCGGCAGGAGCGGCGAAGGTGACCACTCCCGTGGCCCGGCGCGCCGTCAGGCGGGTCATGCCGAACAGGTTGACGAAGTCGTCCAGCGACGAGCCTGACAGGCTGGTGATGTCGTAGTTGTAACCGAGGAAGAACTGGTCCACGTAGGCCTCGGCCACCACCTCGGCCACGGCGTCGAGGATCTTGCGGGTGGGCGTGCCGATGGAGGTGTCCAGGTCGGGGATGGTCACTCCCAGGGCCGAGACCATCTGGCTGGCGATTTCTGGCTGACTCGGCATCAGGCGTTGCTCACGGTGCTCTGGAGGGTCACCTGTTCTCCTGAGATGGTCTGGACCAAGACGTTCACACTGAGATAGTCCTGGTTTTGGATAACGTCGATACTCTCAACCGAGCCCACCACTTCATTGCTGGAATACTGGCTCTGCAAGCCGAGAGAGGCCTCACTGGCGATGTTGTCCTGCTGCACCAGGATGTAGTTGTTCACCAACCGGGAGATCTCCGCCTCGATCATCGACTCTTCCACCGCGGTGATGGCGTCACCGATGTAGGTGTAGAGCATGGATCCCCACCGGGGGTGGAAGCGATCACATCCGAGCGGTTCCAGGCTGGCGATGGTGAGATCCTGATAGACCTTCTGGGAGCCGTTGAGGGCGGCGAAGCCATTGGCCCCGATCTGAAGGTCTCCGTTCTGGATCAGCAGAGTGAACATTCGAATGCTTTCTCTTATCTAGACATTGAGAGTGAACCCAACTGGCAACAGCAAAAGCGGGATGAAGCTGAAGGCCAGATCACTGATGGTGCAAGCCTGACCGGAATGTTGCACTTCAAATCGATTCGATCCAGGGTTGACTACGGCCCATACCACCTGATTGATACTGGAGCCGATAGGTGATTTGGCCAACACATGAAGACGATCCTCGGTGCGACTACCCGCCGGAATGTTAGTGCCACCGCTCACGTTCATAGCTAGAGCCACTTCGGTATTGTTGGAGGTGGTGTTGATGTAAACGGTGATCACAAACAAGCACAGCCAGTTGCCTGCTGTCACAACAACATTGCTGACCATGGGCGTTGGAAGCGGAGCGTAGGTGGTGATATTGGCCGTCGCCGCCAGGTTCTGAGCGACGGTATTCACGTTCTTGAACGGAACCGGCGGCGCAGCCGGACCCTGATAGTCGATCAGCCCCAGGTCCTCCAGGCCCTCGGCCAGGGAGTAGAAGGAGTACACGATCGGGGTGTCGGGGACCTGGCGCGACAGGAAGGTCCAGGAGCCGAGCGCCTGGTTGATGATCCAGGTCTCACCCACCTGCGGGATGGCCCCCGAGCCGACGACCATGGACATCCCGATCTGACGCAAGTGGCCGAAGGTGTCCACGGTATTGGCCATGCCCTTCGGATCATTGTTGGGCTGCCCCACCTTGGTCATGTCGATGCCGGTGACGATGACCCGGTAGACCCCTAGCTGGCCCGAGCGGTTGGCCACCGCGGCCTGAGGGTTGCGCTCCTGGATCGGGCTCATACCAAGGCCTCGAATCCGCCCTTGGCCAGACCCAGGAGCCCGCCTCCTGAGGTCGAGGAGGGAGCCATCACGTACACCTGGGTGGTGAACCCTCCGCCCTGGGTCAGGTTGAAGTTGTGGGTCACTCCGGTGACGTAACACTGGAAGCCGAACTGGGGCAGCTTGATGAGCATGCCGGGGTAAAGCTCGGGCATGAAGGTGATGGGGATCACCGTGTTGAACTGCTGCGCCCAGTTCAACTGGAAGAGGAAGAGGGCGTACCAGAACTCAGCCATGTGCCCCACCAGCGTGGACATGGGCGTGAAGTTGGGTCGCACCCCGAAACGGTTCAGGAGGACCTTGGTGATCTTGGTGCCCTTGCCGTCCGGCCCCATGTCCTTGGGGCTGAGTTGGAGAAGGGCCTGAAGGATGGCAGGCGACTCCACGGTGGCGATGCCCATGGTCTGAGCCATGTTGCCCATGGCGGTCGGACCACCGGGCTGAGAGCCGAACAAGGAGGGCACGTAGGTTCCGGCCGTGAACTGGTGGGTGACCAGATTCTCATCGCTCCAGACCACGGTGAAGTCCTGTAGCTCTATCGGCTGCACCTCCATGACCGCGGCGGTGCCATAGGCCCCGAAGTAGTCCGGGAACCAGGCGATGAAGTCGCCGTTGGGGGCCGAGCACCACGATCGCAACGAGGTGTTCACCAGCATGCTAATGAAGGGCAGCAGGGGCGTGTCGTTCATCAGGGAGCGGACCCCGGACAGGATCATGGTCAGCGGATCAGGTCCCTGGCCGAACCAGTCCCACTCGGTGAGCAGGGTGCTGCCGGTGGTGGTCTGACCGGCGGTGGCGGATCCGGCCGTGCTCCCGGCCGGGATGGTGGTGGTCCCGGCCACCACGTCGGCGTTGGAGGGCCGCCCGAAGCCCACCGAGTCGGTCCGGTAGGTGGTCACATGCAGGTTGGTGCCGGTGTGAGGGGCCTCGGCCATCTGACCCCCGCCCAGCCACATGGTGACGTGCCCCGGCGGCACTCCCTCGTAGAAGATCAGATCGCCGGGCTCCAGTTGGGCTTCGGTGAGATTCGGCACATGCAAAGCCGCGTATTGATCTTGAGAAGTACGAGGGATGGTGACCTTGCCACCATTGAGCCAAGCCTGACCGGTAAGCCCAGAACAATCGTAGCCATTAGGCCCAGTACCACCGTAGACATAGGGAACAGGAGGCTGAGCCGTACACTTGGCATAAGCCCAGTTGGCGGCGTTCACTCCAGCCACTGAAACCGTCTGCACCTGGGCGTTGGCCGCCGAGGAGTAGGTGTTGTCGGCCGAGTAGGTCGTCTCCGTCTTAGCCTGCGCCGCGGTGATGATGCCAAACGGAGTAGTGGCCAGATGGGCGGGCGCGACCCAAGCCACCTCGGCGTCGGCACCTTCACTCAGCCCCAGCTTCTTCATCAGGTTCTTGCTGAGGCACATACTGGCCGGGTTGGGTACCGCCGCCACCGGGTCCGGTGATTCACCTTTGCCAGGATGACCAGGGATGGAGGTGGAGACCGGATTAGCGGCCGGATAGGAGGGTCCCCAGCCGGTGACATAGACCACGGCTGAGACGTTGTTGTCGCCATTGGTGACAATGAGCTTCTGCTTGGCTAGCCAGTTCCCGGCTTTGACCTTGTCGATGCCAGGGGTGTTGTAGTTGCCATCAGGAGGCATACGGAAGCCCCATTGCATGGCGATCCAGTTGTCATCGCGCTCAGGCTGGACCCCGGTGGTGAGCGGCGGCTTGGAGGTCACTCCCCCCATGGTGGTAGGAAGCTCGGCTCCTGGAGGGGTGTCAGGGAGGGTGGTCACGCCCAGGACCCCGCCCGCATTGGTCGAGGGCGTGGTCTTGGTGCTGCCGTTGGTATTGGAGCCACCCAGGGTGGCCCATAGGTTGCCCACCTGGCTCTCGACGGCGTTGTAGAGAGTGGTGATCTTCCGCACCCAGTTGGTGGGGATCTGACCGATGTGGATCTCGGCAGGATTCATCCCGGCCACCTGGATGAGGACTTGATTGAGCTTCTCCGAGATCCCACCATCGGCGGCGGTGACCTGATCCCCCAGATTGCCGTTGGCCGACAACAGATTCAAGGCGGCCTGGGTGCCAGGATCCCAGTAGTGGTACAGGAGCTTCTTGTTGGCGCAGGACCCAGTCAGGGTGATGGTCCGCTGCCAGGCGGTGACGTAAGGCACCACGTTGAGATAGCCAGTCATGACCAGCATCTCCTGGATGCGCTTCATGTAGATCACGAAGCGATCGTTGGGTGAGAAGGCCCGGTCGTACTTACGCCGTTTGTTGAGCAAGCCAATGCTCATGGTGTGCAGCCCGTTCTCGCGAAGCTGCACCTGTCCGGCCGTGATGTCCTCGGAGACATCGATGGTGGTGTTGGTGGAAGAGGCCTCGATCAGCATGCGGATGCTTGGTGAATAGACGAAGATACCCATTAGTCGTTCACCGCCCCCTTGCCGGGATGACCCGGTATCGAGGTGTTCAGGACGGAGTTGTTTTGGCTGGACGGGTTGTTCACATTGGGAGGCAGGGTGGCGGAGAAGCCCCCGCTGTCGTTGAGAGGAGCGTTGTAGAGCGCCGCTTCAGCGGTAGGCGGACCGGCGGGCAGGATCTCAAAGGGATAAAACTTGCTATTGGCTCCGCCCAGACTGGCCGGAGGATTAGGGACCGCAGATCCGCCGCCGAAGATCGGCTTCCCTCCTACCGTGGGTTGGCTGCCCCGGAAGGTGAGATTCATCGTATAAGCTAGATCTGTGACCGCATTAGAGCGACCAAATCCCTCAGTTAAGACCCCGTAATAGTCGAACTTTCTGGGTCCCTGAATCCGCATAGGAATGGGAATACCGGTCTGAGAGGAGATGTATTTGCCGTAGGAGATGCACCAGTTGACGAAGGCTTCCCGGTCCTCCCAGGTGGAGTGGATCACGGTGACGCCCACCGTTGACATGAAGTACTGACGGACGTAGATGGCCTTGGCCGCGTAGCCGCCGTAGTGGATGCCACCCTGACCAGAGTCCTGGGTGGAGATGATGTTGGGGCCGTAGAGGATGCGGGTGCATTTGAGCCTCCAGGTATTCCTGCCCCAGGACAGGATGAGGTTCTCACCCGCCATCAGGTCGGTCCTTGCACCGGGACATCACCGGTCCCCGTGATAGCCGTGCCAGGAGGCCCGAAGAAGCCCGACAGCATCTCGTCCCGATCGGCGTCGGAGAGAGCCACGGTGAGACCGTAGGTGGTAAGCCCGAAGCCGGTGCCCTCAAAGACATGCACCACCGGTCGTTGCACGGTCGGTGGACGAGGCATGGAAATGGGGGTATCAGCGATCCAGTATTTGCTTGCAGTCATGACTTACTCGCAGACAGTATTTTGGAATAGATGCTCATGATGTCAGCCGGATAAGTGGTGTCGGCAGCCCAGTTGCCGCCCAGGCCCTCCCAGGTGGAGACGTTCTTGCCGCCCCAGGTGGGGGCGACCACCGGGTTGGCCAGGGGAGCGGAGTTGCCCTTGACCACCCGGTACAGAAGCTGGATCTGGGCGCGCACGCCCATCTGGGGGCTGGAGAAGTCCAGCCCCGATGGAGCCGAGACGGGGTGGCCGATCCCGGCGTAGTTGTTGAGCTTGGTGTCGTTGTTGGTGAAGTAGCCGGTCTCCCAGCAGGCCTGGGCGAAGGCCACGTCGCCTCGCACGTTCTGGGCCGTGCCCTCGGAGAGGTACCAGCCCATGACATCGAGGATGGGGGCCTGCAGGTTGCCGGGCTGGCCTCGACCACCCCAGAACTGGTTCATCTGGTTGGCGGTGGCGGTGCTGGGGCCGAGGATGGTCATGTTCGGATCGGCCGAGGTGGCCGGGCTGCCACCGCCCGCCGGAGCAGCCCCACTCCCAGCATCGGGGGTGGTGGTGGTGGTCTGCTGTTGGGCTCCTCCGAAGGCCGCGTTCAGATAGCCCTGAGGATTGTTAGCGAAGCCTTGATCGGCCAGGAAGCCAGCGATGTCGTTGGCCGAGATCTGGCCGTTGTAAACGGAGATGGCATAGCCCAGGCCATTGGAGAGACGCTGGATGTAAGCATCGGCCGCTACCTTGGCCAATCCTCCACCCAGGTTGTCGTTGTCCACGAACAAGGTGAGTTGCCAGTCCGGAGCGATGTTGGTGTTTTCGTAGTCGATGGCCATGCCGCTGGCCGAGGTGTAATCCTTGAGATAGACCTGGAAGTCGAACCCCCGGTTGGGATAGACGAAGCGCACCGGCTGCGATGGTGATGGCGTCTGGATGGTCTGGTTGGATTGCATGCTGGCGATGGCCAGCATGCGGTTGAGGAAGGCCAGTTGCTCCTGATAGCCACCTGTCCCGAAGGTGCCGGTCACGGTGAGGTCGCTCATCTCGATCCCGAAGATCTGCACCACCATGCCGCCCAATGTCGGGGTCTCGGAGGTCTTGACCGTGTAGTCAAGCTGCACGCTCATGGGGTTGAGCCGCATGGGCACCCCATTGAGCGAGGCGTTCATGGTCCCGGCCAGCTTCCGATTCAAGAAGCTCTGCTTGGCGTAGGGGACGAAGGTCATCTCACACCAGCTTCAAGATGTCGGCGCGCTGAGCTTTGCGCGGATCACCGGGGCAGTAGATATGCCCGCCCCAGGCCTGGCCGCCGAGGCCGTGCCAGGCGAACCCGGAGCCGCCCACGGTGTCACAGAGTTGCTTGGGCCAGCCATAGGAGGCCATGCCCCACTTGTAGATCCCGGCCAGGGCGGTGATCTGCTGGGGGGTGAGCGGGTCGGTGTTGAAGCCCTCGGTCTCCACCCCGTTGTAGGTGCCATTGGCGGCCATGGCGTGGTTGGCGGCGGTGTTGCCGTCCACGTACTGCTCGACGTGGCCGTCCTTGCCCACCCAGAAGTGAGCCGAAACCCCACTAGCCGGGTTGTTGAACCAGCCATACTGACTGCCGTCGCCCTGGCAGACGTGCAGGACCAGGCCCAGGTGGCCGGTCATGGTCCCACCGTGGTTAGCGGCCCCTACCGGCATCCAGGAGGCCCCGGAGTACCTTCCGGCCCCTGTGCCCCCGGTGGCGGCCGCGGAGCCGTCTGAGGAGGTCCCAGAGGCCGCTGTGGTCTGCGTGGTGGTCTGCTGGCGAGGAGAGCCGAAGGCCGCGTTCAGGTACCCCTGCGGGTTGTTGGCGAAGCCCTGGTCGGCCAGGAACCCGGCGATGTCCTGGGAGGAGATCTGCCCGTTGAAGGCGGAGATCTTGTAGCCGAGCCCATCGGAGAGGCGTGAGATGTAGGCATCGGCGGCCACCTTGGAGAACCCACCGCCTGTGTTGTCGTTGTCCACAAAGAGTGTCAACTCCCAATCCGGGGCGATGTTGGTGTTCTCGTAGTCGATAGCCATGCCCCCAAGCGAGGTGTAACTCTTGAGATAAACCTGGAAGTTGTAGCCTCGGTTGGGATAGATAAAGCTGACCGGTCCACCGGCTGTGGCAAAGGATTGGTTGGCCTGGTACCCGGCGATGTTGAGCATCCTCTGCAGGAACTCAAGTTGCTCGGCGTAACCGCCTCGACCGAAGGTCCCGGTGACGGTGAGATCAGCCATCTCCATGCCGTACACCTGGACCACCATGCCCCCGAGGGTGGGCGTCTCCGAGGTCTTGACCGTGTAGGAGATGTCCACCTCGGTGGGGTTCAGGCGCATGGGGATGCCGTTGAGGTTGGCGTTCATGGTCCCCGGCAGTTGCCGGTTCAGGAAGCTCTCGCGGGCGTAACTCGACATCAGGAGGACCCGTAGGTGGCCGGGGAGCTACCGGCCAGGTTCTCGCTGTTGACGTTGCCGGTGACCGGGGTCAGGGAGGTGGACGTGGAGGCGGTGATGCTCTGGCCGTTCAGGGCGAAGCCGAAGAGTTGCTGTAGCTGCGGGGTGGCCGAGATGGTGATGTTGTTGCCCTTGGTGGACTTGCCCTGCTGCTTGGTCTCCCAGTCCTGGGCCTGCTTCGAGAGGTCCTTGCCCTTGAGGGCCTGCTGAGCCGAGGCCGCCTTGCCCGCCTGGGCGTAGGCCGCATCGTCACTGGGACCGCCGTACTTGGAGGCCACCGAGGTCCCGGCCAGGCTCTGTCCAGAGGCGTCTTTGCCGGTGGCGAAGGTCACCCCACCGGAAGCGGCCTGATCGGAGTAGTTGGTGATCAGGTCCTGGAAGCTGACCGTGGCCTGGCCGCCGTTGGCCGTCTGGACGGTGTAGAGCTTGCCCCAGTTGGACTTGTCGCGCAGCAACTGATCGATGATGGTGGAGTTCGAGCCGGTCTGACCCACCTGCTTGAGGTAGGCCTCGCGCAGCTTGCCCTGGCTGCCGCTCAGGCTGCCCACGCTGATCCCGGCCTTCTTGGCCGCTGCTCCGATGGCCTGGGTGGTGTATGTCGCCGCCGTGAGGGCTCCTCCCCCTGCGGCCGAGGTGGCCGCCGACTGAGCCGCCTGAGCCGGGCTGAAGGCCTGCTGCAGGGCTGCTCGTCCGGCTCCGGTGACCGCTTGAGGACCAGCCGGGTTCTGGCCTTGAAGTTGCGTGTTACCGACCAGATAGTTGGTGTACATCTGCAGCACGGCCTCGGGGCTCATGCTGGAGGTGTCCACGCCCAAGGCTTGCTGCAGGATAGCGGCGATCTCAGGCTCGGGGGCGTACTGGCTCTGCACCCGCTCGGTCAAGGAGGCGATCTGAGCCGGTCCCAACTTGCCGTTAGCGCCCGGCTTATATCCAGTCTTCAAAGCATTTGCTACCGCTTGCTGACCACCCAAGTTACCGAGGAACTGATTCTGTAGTCGGTTGATGCCACTGGTCAAAACATTTGGATTGGTAGTGGCATTCGCCAAAAACTGGTTGATACCCTGACCGGCGTTCGAAGCCATCATGTACAGCCGGTTTTGATCGGTTAGACCACTGAAGTTCACGTTGGCGAACTGACGACCGAGACCAGCTTGCATGGTGGAGATGGCCGCCGCCGCGGTATTGGTTCCGGCTCCCCCACCGACATTCTGGGTGACCGCCCCCAGGGTGTTGATAAAGCTCTGCCGCACGGCGTCGGCGTTCTGAGAGGTCTCCTTGGCCGCCGCGGTCACTCCCTTGAGCGACTGCTCCAGGGCGGTGAAGTTCTCGTAGCCGGACTGAGCCTGGATGTTCATGGCGGCCAGGGACTGGGACACGCTCATGCCCATGCTGTTGAAGGCCGAGACCGCCATGTTCAGGGCGTTGTTGCGCTCGTTGCCGCGCATACCCATCTGGGTGGCCCCCATAAAGGCCTCCTGGGCTTGACCGCTGCCCAGGGTGAAGGCATTGCGAATCCCGAACATGGTGCTCTGGATGCGTTGTCCGAACCCGGCGAAGTTGGAGCCACCCATGATCGACTGGTATTGAGCATTCTTGGCTCGCTGGTTGGCCACTAGATGGGCGGCCTGCAGACCGACCTCTCCGGCCACCGTGGCCCCTCCTATGGCCCATCCGACTGGACCGGCGGCGGCGTCGGGGATGAGGGCTCCGGCGATGTCGGTGACCCCCTTGAGCCCTTCTCCGGTGATAGCCCTACCCATGGCGGTCTGCACCGCTGACTCCACCCGCTCCCGCTTCTGCAATCGGGGCACATCGGCAGGGTTCACCTTCTCGTACTTGGGGGTCCCATCGGTGTCTTCCCCGGTGTGACGGTAGGTCTCGATCTCCCCGGTGTCGGGATTGGCGAAGCTCTCCAAGCGGGTGCCGAAGACCGAAGTGTTGGTGGAGATGGCTCGGGCCGCTCGCGCCCGGATCCCGGTCACCGATCCCCGCATCGGCATCGAGCCCGGCCGACCGGTGCCCCGCATGCTCATGGGGTTGTCCATAGACCGGTAGGAGCCCAGGTTGCCGGGGTCCGGGAAGTAGGCCCGCACGTTGGGCACAGTGGCGTTGCCCTGCTGATGGGGAGAGCCGAAGCCGGGGAATCCGCCGGGGAACATCGCTCCGCCGAACATGGCTTGGCCCTGCATGCTCTTGCCCATCATCATGGCCATGAACTGGCTCATCTGCTGGTTCTGACCGGCACTGGTGTTGATGACCCCCTTCAGGGAGTCGATAGCCGAGACCAGGGTCTTGATGGAGTCAGGCAGGTCCGAGGCGGCTCCGGGGCCTCCACCGGGCGGAGCATTGGTGGTGCCACGGGTGCCCCTGACATCCTCATAGCCACCTTGGCCGCCCCATTCCCATCCTCGGGGACCGGGATCGCTCATGGCTCTACCGTCACAGTCTTGTTGTTCAACAGTCGGGAGATGATGTCAGCGGCTTCATCGCCCGATGGTGGCGTGAGTTGGAAGTCGATGATGGGAGTCTCCTCGTCGTCAATGGTGTCGGCTATCTCATCCACGTTGCTACTCATCATTGGAGGGGGTGCGATCTCGGGATAGAACTGAGGAATGTAATAAGCGGGATCAGCAGAGATCAGAGCCAGTTTCAGCGACTGGATCTCCTGGCGCACCTTCTCGTTGTCCTCCATGGCCATGACGACTTCGAGCGCTGCGCTCTGCACCTGCGAGAGGTGCTTGCCTCGTAAGAGGCCCTGTCGTTCAGCCAGGCGACACTGAGAGGCTAGCCAGGGATCAACTCCACTGATCCCGACGCTTTTCCCATTGCTGCAATGACCTTCTGTACCCGGACTTCAAGGAGGAGGTATTGCTCGTACACCGCATCGATGGTCCAGGGATACCAGTGGTTCTTGATGTACTCGAACCTTGCTTCCACCAGATCCACATCATTGGTGATGGGCACCGGTAGTTGTTTACCGTCGACGGCCTCTAAGCAAGCGGCTACAACCAGAGTCTGATAAGCCTTGACATCAGACAGGGTATTCTGGAACTTCGCATGGACTAAACCGATCTGGATCAACTCGTCTGTCATCAACGTTTTGATCTTGAAGCGATGTCCCATCCATTCAAAGTCCCAACTGAGCTTGCCGACGAAGGTGAGCCCAATGAAATCCTGTCTGTACTGCTCATCGAAAGCGGGGAGTTCCTCTTCCTCTGGTTCCGGTACTCCACTCACCGTTCCTTCAGTCACCGGATGTGAGTCGTGGGATGGCTCGGAGTTGCTCTCTTGATCTGATTCGCTAGACCAGAACGCGCCTGACTCGGGAGATGTGGTGCCAAAGTCCATGAAGTTGTCCGAAACAGGAGGGTCGAATGACTCTCCTTCACCCTGCATATTTTCTCCTAACTAGGACGAATGATCAAACGAGGAAAGCGAGCATAAAGAAAGCCAGCCCGACCGCCAGTAGACCGAGGATCAAGTGCATGACATAGGGCCATGCTCTGAGGGGGAAGCTCAGGATGGCCGCGAAAACAAAGCACACGATGGCGACGACCAGGCAGATAAGGACTCCACCGGTCGGCTTGGTGGCCAGGTAGTGGGTGACGGCGAGCACAGTCCCTCCCTACAGTTGTCCTTGAAGCCCGGTCTTGTAGGCGTAGATGAGGCTCAGGTTGCGCGGGAAGGTCAAGGTGCCGATTTGCACCGCCTCCCGATCATCGATGGCCGTGACCACGCAGTTGTGGTAGGTCCAGCCCCGCCACACGTTGGCGTTGGCGGTGGGCGAGCGAATGACCGTGGTGGCCAGGATAGGGGTCTTGGTGTTGGCCATCATGTTGTACACGTCCACGATGTTCCAGGACCCGGTGAGGCCGTTCAGCGCCCACCAGACGGGCTGGTTCCACAGTTCCCTCACCACTAGCTGCAAGGTGCCCTCGGCCCGCACACGGGGCAGGGCGAACTCCACCGGGTAGGGCGCGTCGAGCGGGGTGACCGCCTCGTACTGGCGGATGGGCTGCTGGCCGGAGTCATGGACCTCGTCCAGGAAGGCGATGGCCTTGCCGTTGAAGGTGAAGCTGGTGAACCCCGAGCCGACCAGTCTGGTTTGTGTCTGCATGTCAGGCGTCCTTCACTAGGTGCCGGTGTTGCCGGTCGAGCCGCCCGTGGGATCGGGGGCGGTGGTGACCGTCGAGACCGAGCCGGTGGTGACATCGATGGCGTACTGGACCACGATGTAGTTGAGGGGGTAGGCAGGCTGGTATTGGAACTGCACCAGGACGACGAGAGGGTTGGTGTTCTGCTGCTGGACCCCCAGGTTGACGTAGCCCACGATGGTGTTCTGGGCCACCAGGGCCTCCAGCGCCCCCTGGACCAGGCTCTTGACCGTGGCCACGGTATTGGGGGTGAAGGCGCTCCCGATGAGCCCGGAGTTCTCCAGGGTGTTCTGGATCATCTCGATCATGCCGTCACCGGCCCGGATGATCGATAGCTCCCGAGTGGTCACCGCGGTGGTCTGGGTGGTGACCGAGTGGCGCATCTGCAGGCCCCCGCCGGTCACCTGCTCGGTCACCGCCACTCCCGAGGAGGAAAGCTGGTTCTTGTAGGCCACCGACATGGTGGTGAAGACGCTGTTGGGGATGCCACTGAGCCCGGACACGTTCTTCTTGGTCAGGGGGATCTGGCGCTGCAGAGAGGCCAAGACCCCGGCCCAGGCCGCCGCCAGGTAGTAGCCGGAGATGATGAACGAGGCGTTGTTGCTGCCGTTGAAGTAGTTCATCTGATTGGGCCAGTGTTCCTGGATGCGGTAGTTGGAGATGCCATTGGCGATGACATCGGGGGCCACCTGATTGGCGGCGTCGTAGCCCACCAGGCCCACGCCGAAGATGCCCACCTGAGCCTGGCTGTTCAGGAAGGTGGCCAGGTCGAGGCCGATGTTGATGACATCGCCGGGCAGCGCCGGGGTGCCGGTGATGCCCACCGGGAGAGGGACGATGATGTCCAGGGCCTCCACCGCGGCCAGGTTTTGGTAGGCGTCGGCCAGCCCGGACCTGCTGGCCACGCCCCCGGTGTCCTGGGTGGGGCAGATGAGGATGGTGTTGGCTCCGTTGGTGAAGGCCAACTGAGCGGCCAGGGACAGCGGGGAGAGGATCTGGTTGGTGGACAGGTCGAGCGGGGCTCCCCAGTCGCTCTTCACCGAGGTGTAGTCGGTGTAGGTGACCGGCAGAAAGTAGTTCTGATCGGTGTACTGGTAGGTGACGTAGACCGCCGAGCCAGGGTTGATGTTCGACGGCGTGGCCATCATCAGTTGGACCTGATTCTGTGACACCGTGGGACCCTCGATCACCGTGACGATGTAGTCGGTGAGAAGGTACGGGACTCCGGATTGATTGGTGACGCTTACCGAGGCGGGATTAGCCCCGTACTGGTTGAGCGTTGTCGGAGTCTCAGCGTTGAGCACATAGCTCTCGGTTACGGTGCGGTACCCCTGCGACGGCCCCACGATGCCAACGATGTCAGGGGCGATGCCAGTGACCCCGACAAGGGGTACGGCCAACTGCTCGATATAGACACCTGGAGGCTGATACTGAGTGAAGTCAATGATGGACACGATGTATCACGCCCCCTTGTTATGGGTCTCGATTGCGTCATGCATTAGGGCAGATGACACAGGACAGCGTCTCCCTCGTCGGCCTTCTCACTCCTTCGTCGCTCTGATCGGTCTAGAGACAGGCCCAGCACTACTGCCACCCATCTGACGGGGGTGTGCCGGGGCCGATTACGACCCCGTTCTTATCCAGAGTCATCTCAGTCCAGGTATTCGTATTCTCAGCACTACCGTAAATCTGGATGGCATCAAGGGGAAAGAGTTGGTCCTTGTTAGCAGTCGAGTAGAACTCGATCACGCATTGCATGGCCAATGTCACCTCGTAGATGATCTCTTCCGATCCCCAGGGCGTGCCGGGAGTAGCCGCCGATCCTCGCTCCGCGATGCGATCGAAGTCCATGTTCATAGCCAGGTAGTTGTTGTTCTCGATGGTGTCCCGGAAAGCAGCCACGGTCGGATCGGAGCCGAAGGCGAATACCCGCACGATCTCATCGTGCAGGCGGGCGCGCTGCAGGGAGGACAGGGCGGCCAGGGTATAGGTGGCCCAGCCCTGGGCTCGCCACAGGTACAACGGGGTCAGGGTGTTGTTGCCGTTGGTGAGGTAGCTGTTGATGTCATCGATGCCGCCCCTGGAGAGTTCGCCCTCGGGCTCGAAGTCCACCCACACACCGGGGTAGTCCTGGGGGTCGATGGGGTACTCGATGGAGCAATGCAGCCCGGCGAAGTCTGGCTGGCCGTCCATGGAGACGTACTCGGGGGTGAAGACGCTCTTGAGACCGGTGGTGATGACGTGCATCAGTTGGACGAGATACGTGACGCACCTCTCTTCCTGGCCATCGCGTTCATCCTTTCAGCCATCGGTTGACCGGTATAGTCAGGGATCTTGTCACCAACTGAAGCAAGAGTTGGAATATATCCATATCCAGTATGGATTGCCCCTGGAGTAACACCAAACCTATCACAAGCCTCCACTAATCCCATTTGAAGGAAGTTACGAGGAGTTAATCCAGGAAAATACCAACGTACACCTATATTACCCCTACCGATCTTACCAGTAGCAGTACGAAGTCTCTCATCAATGCGGCCTGGTGCGCCAGGATAGCTTCTAGGTACTGTGACCGTCCTGTTACCACGTATGACCTGTTTGGTATTCTTAACCATTACCAGTTTGCCATCCTTAAAAACTGGTCTAGTAGGTTTGGCCGCCTTACGAAAGATGAGTACCTGCTTACGACCAGTCTCAGGGAAAACACGCTTCCTGTTAGCAGGAAGTGTCTTACCGCGACCGAGACTTTCTTGCTCTTGACGCTCTACATCACCATTAGGATCATCGATCCACATAGGAACAGTCTTACCTGCCAGTTTACTCATCAAGAATGGTCTTACTCCGGTGTTCTGAAACCAGATTTGTTCATGAAACCATTGCATCCCGAAGTTACCGTTGCCATACAACGGCCTGATCCAAGCGGATGAGACTCCGGTCAACTTAGGAGCGTGAGTACGGGCGTAGGACACCGCCAGCAAAGCCATCACCTTGGCGTCGCGGCGACGGAGCCCTGGAATGACCATGATCACTCGGTCTGGCGCTTTGGTCCCTGAAGGCATCAGAAGTCCGCCACCGGCTCACGGGAATAGTACTGCGGGATGGTCTCCTGGATGTAGCTCTCGGTGATGGGCAAAAGGTAGATGGGCGAGGACTCGTCCTCTCGGGTGACGTTGGTGTAGATGAAGGCGGTAGCGTTCCAGATGCCGGACTGGGTACCGAAGCCGGTGTCGAGATGGTCACCGGTCACGGCCTGGGACTGCCAGCGCGACCCGTCACCCCGGATGATGTAGTCCTTGGGCTGAAGCCGGAAGTCCGAGGTGGTCTGGACGGTGGCCACGTTGGTGTTGATGACACCACGCTGCTGCTGTTGCAGGGTGGGCTCATCCCAGGACCACAGGCTGGGCCGGACCAGGATGGCCTTGTAGCCGCCCTGAAAGCTGGTGCCCAGGCAATCCGGGCACTTGAAGTAAGCCGGTTGCTTCCAGGTGTTCTCCAGGCCTCCCTGGGGCACGTAGCAGGTGGGACAGCGGGCCACTAACCCAGCGGTGAAGTCCTGCATGGTCCACATGGTCACGAAGATGGCGTACTCGCCGTAGCGGTACAGGGCCTGATCATGGCGGAAGCGCTCGTTCTCCAGTTCCCAGTGCTTGGCATCGGGCACCACGTAGTGGTCCAGGTAGTGGCTGAGCAGAGCGGCCTTGATGTCGGGGATGGACTGAGCTTCGACGCTGGTGCCAACATCCCTGTCAGGCGGGATCTCCAGGTCCAAGGTCAGTACGGCCTGGGCATCGGTGACCGAGGTGGAGGTCGCGGCGGTGATAGCCATCGTCCTGGTCAAGCGGGCCTCAGCCTCGGTGGTGGACAAGGACGGGGCGTAGGTGATGTCCAGGGGAGTGTGAAGGGCTGCCATCTCCACCGGGCCGATGACCACCTGGCCGCTGCCCATCACCGTCACGATGCCGGTGGCTACTACCCGGACTCCACCAAGATGAACATTGACAGCGGAACGGATGGTGATATGCCCAATAGCAGCAACGTCGATGCCACCGAGGACAATGTGACTTGTCCCCATGATATCAGATATGACTTCTCCGGTTACAACAACATTGACATTACCGATGGAGACATGAGCAGTACCGGTGAAAGTAGCCATGGATTAACTGGCGAGCGGTATGGAAATCGCCAGCCCTCCTGTAGGAATAGAGAAGTTGTTGCCGGGATTGATAGCTTGAGCCGTGATGGAGCCAGAGACTATGAACACACCCGCCGTGGCCGCATTCCACAGGCTGACAAAGGAGAAGGTCTCCGCCGCTATAACATTGCTCCAAAGAATCAGGTTGTTGTTCAGGCTTTGTCCGTTGGCCGGGACCGCGAAGGCCGGAGCCGCCCCACAGGACACCCGTGTGCTCTCCGCCGCCACGCTAAGCGTGCCATTAGGCCCAGGGGGACCGGTATGCAACTGGGCGAAGATGATGTTGTATCCGGCCCACACTGTTCCGTTCAACATCAGGGCCAACATGCTGTTGGCGATCGGTGCAGAAACACCTGTGGGCATACCGACTCCTTCTAGTTGATGGTGGCCGTCAAGGCGTTCACGGCGATGGAAAGCGTGATATTGCCAGCCCCCACCGCCTGTGCCGGTTGACAGTTCCCGAAGACCAGGAGATTCCCGCCGAGCAGGGCATCCCACAGCCCGAAGAAGGGCAGGTTGGCTCCGCCGATCCAGGCTCCGGAGGACTGCTGGTAGGTGATGGCCAGCTTGTTGGTCATGCTGTAGCCGGTGGGCGGCTGGGCTCCGAGCGGCACCCAGTGAGCCTGGTCGTTAGGGACGGCCACGCGGGCGTAGTTGTTCCCGGCCGGTTCGCTGAAATCCCAGGCCGGGGTGCCCTGCCGGATCTGGGATGGCGGGGTGGAGGACAGACCCACGTAGAAGGTAGCCGGAAGGGTGTAGGCCATCTGGCCGATGGCCCACAGGATGAGCTTCTGATCGAAGTAGGTGGTGAACGGCATCTACGTCTGGGTGATCGAGGCTTGGAAGGTCCAGGTGGTCCCGGTGGTCTTGGTCCCCATGGCCACTCCCTTGTGATTGAACAGTTGCGGCGGCACCTGAACCCCGGTGTTGCCGTTGTCGATGCACCACTCGTTCCAGGCGAAGTTGCCCTGGGAGGCCCCGGCTGTGCCCTGCCAGACCATGACCCCGTTGGCCACCTGGGGGTAGCCGGGGTTCATGGGCAGGAAGACGGTGTTGGTGGTGGCCTTGAGGGCGGTGTCAGCAGCCGAGACGGTCGGCACCGAGCCGTTGCCGTCCCCGAGGCCGATGCGAGCATGGACATTGTCGAAGGGGACCGGGGAGCCGGTACCGGTCAGAAGCTGCTCCATGATGGAGATGCCCACGGTGGTCTCCATCCTCAGGATCCCTTCTCGGCGTTCCACTCATCGATGTGCAGGATCCGCTTCTGGCCCTGTTCATCGGTGTGGGTCACGATGCCTTGATCGTGATCGACCTCGATCGTCTCCTCCGGGATCCAGCCAAGCTCGACAAACTGATCATGGGTAAGCTCGTCGGGGGTGAGCCCGAAGTGCTCGGCCGCGGCCTGGGTCTGAGCCTCCGACCATTTGTTCACCTGGGTGACGTGGCGGAAGCTGCCGGACTCGGAGGTGCTCATCACCCCTTCGTTGCTCTGGCCCAGCTAGGGACAGCCCTCCGGGGGCTCCAGAGCGTTCGAGCCGGACCAGGAGGACGGTAGGGGCCTGCGGGGCTCCCGGACGCCTGCAGGGGGCGCTGAGGGGTCTGTGGGAGGCTGGTAGTAGGTCCAGGACACCGTAGTGACCTGGGCGTTGCTGCCGGTGAAGCTGATCGGCAGATTCGAGGAGTTGGTGGTGTAGGTGATCCAGTCGTCGTTCTCAGGTTCCATCTAGCGACCTCTGCAAGTCCGCGAACTGCCGGGTGATACGGGCTCGACGGCGCTCATCGCAGGGCAAGCACCAGATCGGTGTCCAGGGCGTACCGGCTTCGTTGGGACAATCGAAGCCCTTTCCATCCTCGTCGTAACCGATGCATTGCATCAGTACCACCTCGTCCAGTAGCGGGGCCGGGCCGCGGCGTTGCCCATCAATCGAGTGGGGCCAAAGTTGCCGAACACCCCGCCCGAGACCAGCACCCGTGGCTGCAAGGTGAACATCTGGCGAATCTTGAACACCTCCAGCATCTGGTTGTAGGCCTCCTGCTCGGTGCCCAGGATGGTGCCCCAGCGATCGAGGTAGTCCCGCCGGGTCATGCGGGCCGCGGTCACGTTCTCGCCCAGGGGCTCCTCCACGTAGGAGCGCATCAGGTGCTTGATGGTCTCGATGGACAGCCCGGCCACCAGCAGCCCGGACCATTGCTGGTAGGGGAACTCTGGCCCCATGGGCGGGGCGTTGGGATCGGAGAGAGGCCCGGCGATGGAGTAGCTGTTAACCGGCTGCATGGTGGTGTTGATCTGCAGGATGGTGATCTGCAGTAGCTGGGCCATGCGACCGCGGGAGAAGTGACTCTGGAAGTAGCTCTGCAGGTGAGGGCCGCCGAACTGGGAGTCGTAGATGTCCTCGAACTTGGCCCAGACCAGATTCACAATGGCCTTGGCCTCGGGCGGCAGCACGTCGTAGGCCGGGTTGTACGGGCCGACCTCGATGGGGGTCATGAAGGTGTCGGGGACGCCCTGGATCTGGTAGGTCCAGGCCAGGTGGTAATGGCCCGCGGTGGCGGTGTCGGTGGACAGGAAGGTGTAGGTGTAAGCCCCGGTGTACTGGCGCACAGCTTCGTTGCCGGAGAAGACCGGCCCGGCCCCGGCCGTGTCCGGGGTCATGGCCACCAGGACCAGGCCGCCATCGGGGTCGGTGGGGACTCCGCCGATGTTGATGATGATGCCCACCTGATCGTTGCCGCCCTGGGAGACGTAGACGTAGTCCTCCAGGTTGGCCGGAGGAGGACCCGGTGCAGGGTTGGGCAGGACGGACATGGGGGCCTCCAGACTCAGCCCGAGGTCTCGGGCGTGGCACCTACTGCAGGATAAGGATAAAGCTGCGCCTGGGCTCGAACCAGATCCCTGAAAACGAAGACTATGGCGATGGCGCTACCGACGACGGTCATGCCGGTGATGGCCGACAGGCGTACTGAGGCGAACTCCTCGACAGTGCCACTGAAGAGGGTGGCGGTGGCCGTCAAGAAGGCGATGGCTGCGATCTCGGTGGTCACGCCGGTCAGGACCAGACCGGCCTGAGCGGTCATGGAGACAAAGGCGATCTCTACCGCGATGCCAACGGTGGTGAGACCAGCCTGAGCCGACAGGATGACCGAGGCGATCTCTTTGACGGTGGGACCCACGATGAGACCGGCCGTGGCCGACAGAGAGATGGTCCCAAACTGGACCAGGAATATCCCGATCACGCTGAGAGAGGCGCTGGCGGTCATGGCGACCAGACCGACCTGTTGGACCACCACCGTCACGTTCAGGGCGGCAGAGGCCACCAGGGGCACCGCAGCTAGCTCGGTGACCTGCGCCCCCACCGTTAGGGTGGTGGAGCCTGACCAGATGACAAACCCGATGATGGCGGTGGAGGTCACCATCCCGGTGGTGGCCGCCATGGCCACAGTGGCCTGCTCGGTGACCGCAGCCGCCACCGTCAATCCGGCGGTGGCCGTCAAGGAGACTGTGCCCAGCTTGGTGATGGTCCCAGCCGCGCTCAGGCTGCCCGTGGCCGCCATGGGCACCGCAGCCACCTCGGTGACCAGGGCCGAGACATTGAGGGTGGCCCCACCGGCCAAAACCACGTTGGCAAGCTGGGTGATCGAGGCCCCGATGGTCATCCCAGCGCTGGCCGCCAGGGGGACCGAGGCCGTCCTGGAGATGGTGGCGGTCCCCGTGGTCATGGCCGCGCTGGCGGACATCACCACGGCGGCCGCGCTGACCACCGGGAGGGTGTTGTAGTTGTCCCAGATGACGGTGGTGGTCGAGGCCTCGGCCCCGGTGTTCACCAGCATGGAGGGATAGACATTGGTCATGTCCAGGTCGGTGGGAGCAGGAGTGGCCTGACTCCAGGCGTTCGTCCAGGCCAAGCCGTCCGGTGAGTAGTCCCAATAGAGCGTGCCACTCGTTTCTCGCACCCGAAACCACTTATGGACAGCCGGATTGTAAGCACCAGTCCAACGAGGACCGTAAGGCGGATTACCAACTTCGGTTACATTGCCCAGATAAGCCGTAAGAGTATTGTTCTGCAGGAACCATCCTGCTCCGGCATCGATGATCCACACTTGCAATGAGGCCAGGTTCTGATTACCGGCGCTGGCCAGTTCAAGCGTGATATTCGACTCGGTGAGATCGTAACCACCCATGGCCTCCAGGTCAGGATACGAGGCGGTGAGATCAGTGGAGATGTTGACCTGTCCATTGACGATCTGGACCTTGCCGCCATAGCCGTCGCTTACGTCATCAAACCACCACTTGTTTGGATCAAGCACTCCGCTGTTGAAGTTGTCCTGGAGAGTATTGGCCTTGAACTTGACGTTCAGGTAGGCATCGGCCTCCAGATCCATCGAGGCCAAGAAGGTGCTCTGAACGGTCATGCTCAGGCCCGAGGTAGCCGACTGCTGTACTCCACCGAGAACTGGAGGTGGATTATTGACGTTGTCAAAGGCGACAACCGCGTTATGGGTTGAGGGATAGCTCCAGGTACCGGCTTGGAGAAGTAGGTTGAGTTGGGCTACCTCAGGTATGTCAGGAGTGCTGGCGAAGTTGGTCCAGACAAGCCCATCCGCCGAGGTGTCAAAGTAGATCGTGCCGCCCGTCTCCCGAAACCGTAACCAGGCATGCGCCACCGGATCGAAGGTGACGCCTCCTGGTGGACCGCAGGGTACTTGGTTGTTGTTGACATAGACGCTGGAGTAGATCTTCCCTTCGTTGATGTACCAGTTAATCTCGTTGTAGAGGGTCGGATTGTGTACCCGGTTGGTCATCATCAAATAGAGTTCCAAGTCACTGCTAACACTTTGGTCTCCAGCGTTGACCAGATTGAAGAGTATGTGACTCTCGATCAAGGTGTATGGTTGGGCCGAAGCTAATCCCGTGTAATAACCACCGGTCGTCCACTGCACTTGCTGGTTGACCACGGTGGGAATATCAGCGCCACCAGCCGCGGGATCCGGACCAGACGGGGCATACATGACCCACTTGGTCGGATCTGGTGGGCCATTCACATTGAAGGCATCCCTCAGCACCTCCACCTTCGGCCATACGGGTATGACCGTGAGGGCTGCGCTCCCGACCAGAGGGACGGATGCAACCTCGGAGACCTTGCCTCCAATGGCCATGCCCGTGGTGGCGGCCAGAGGGACGGAGGCGGTCCTGGAGATGACCGGGGTGCCGATGCTGAGTCCGGCCACCGCCCCGAAGTTCTGCTTCAGGACGACGAGGTCGATGTAGTGAACCTCGCCTATGGCGCTCACGCCCGTGTTGTTGCGCCAGTAGACCGCCATCCAGACCGAGCCCGCTGGAGCCACTCCCTGGGCGGAGGCGATGGTCCAGGTAGAGCCGGTCTGATTGGTGGCGGGTACCCCGTTGAGTGAGCCCACCACGTTCGATCCAGCGTCGAAGAAAACGATCTGGACCATGAAGCTGCGGGGCGTGGTGGCCGCCAGCGAGCCCAGGTTGGCGGCGTAGGTATTGCCCGCGATAGCCGGGTAGAGGTTCCAGGCCGTGGAGGCCGAGCCCCCCGAGGTGGTGGTGGCGGTGATGGCCAGGGAGTGGGTGCCGCTCTGGGCCACGGCAGTGGTGTTGGCCACGGTGGTGTTCTGGCCTTGCCAGGTGCCGGTGCTGCCGCTCTCGAAGGAGGAGTCGTCGCCCACCAGCACGTTGAGGGCCAAGCCCAGGATGGGGGTGCCGGTGATGGTCTTGGAGGCGACGGTGACGACCATGCTGGCGTTGGCCGCCTCGGCCACGCTGGCGGTCTCGGTCAAGAGGCCACTGATGTTGAGCGTTGCGCCTCCGGCCAGGGTGATGCTGGCCACCTGCAGGCCGGTGGTGGCCACGAACATGCCTGCCGAAGCGGCCAATGGAGCCGCGGCCACTTCGGTGACCTGAGCACCACTCACCGCCAGACTGGCATTGGCGCTCAGAGGAGCCGTAGCCACTTCGGTGACCGAGGTATCGATGCTCAACCCCGCCGTGCCCGACTGAGCAACAGTGGCGACCTCTTTGACCGTTGGCGTTATGCTCAGTTTGGCTAGCGCACCAGCCGTCTGATAAAGGCTGACATTGTCGATGTAATGGACTTCGCCATTGACACTGACATTGTTGTTATTATTCCAACCTACTCCCACATAGGCAGTATTCGCCAGAGCAACACCCGATACGGTTACCCTGACCCAGGTATTATCTGGGAGTTGCGGACTGGTATAAGAACCTAGAAAACCTCCCGCATTGTTGTAGAAGTTCAATATACAAGAAACAACCCGAGGAATCGTCGCCGCCTGAGAATCCAAACTGGCCGTGTAACTAACCCCAGCAATGGCTGGATAAAGCGTATGTGATGTCGAAATCTGGCCACCCCCGGTACCGGTGGCGGTGATAGCAAGAGCATGAGTACCACTTGAGGCCACCGCGGTAGTATTAGCCACGGTGGTACCGGACACATTGATCCAGGATCCAGCGGTGCCGCCCTCGAAGGTCGAGTCGTCGGTGGCCAGCACATTGACTGCGCCCATGCTGACCAGTACCGAGGCGAAGCTAAAGTCATCCCAGTAAATCGGTAGATTGGCGGATGTGACCGGCCAGTTGATCTGTATTTGAGCATAGGCCGCGGTAGGTGGAGCGACATCACTAACGGTCAGATATGCCCATGCCGAGGTCGAGATCGGCGTGGATACTCCGTTGGTCGTACTGATCGGAGCCTGAGCCGCCGTCAGCCAAGAGATCTGTAAAAAGGCGGATGTGAGCGAAGCCGAACCGGCCATGGCCCAGCCGCTGAAGACATAGGCCGAGCCAGGGGTCACCGGGATGGTTGTGGACTGCTTGGCCTGGACCGTCCCGACAGGCTGAGTGGCGGAGATCTGCAGGGCGTGAGTGCCCGAATGGGCCTGCGAGGTGATGTTGGTGAGCGTCAGCCCCCCGGTGCCACTCCAGTTACCGGTGGTGCCGCCCTCGAACCCAGACGACTCCGCCGATAGCAGATCGGGAGAACCCGTGATGTCGATGGCCCCGACCGTCAGAGCGGCCACACCCCCCGGTTGCTGATCAAGGGTGACGGTGTCGATGTAGTGGACTTCGTTGACGGGAATCGCCCCGAAGCCAACAAACAGCACCGCGGCATAGACCGCGTTGGGTGGAGCGACCGCTATCGGTGGAGCCCCGAACTGATTCCAGGAGCCCACCTGATCGCCCATGGTGGCGGTGCCGCCCGAGCCTGCGATCACCGCCAGACTGGCGTCGTAGAAGACCAGTTGGCATTGCACGTTGCGGGCGTTGGTGGCGGCCATGGCCCAGAAGCTGGCCTTGTAGATCTGGCCGGGGGTAACGGCGTAGCGCGTCGGCCAAGCGGTGAGCCCCGAGGTGGCCGTTGTCGAGGTGATGGCCAGCGCTCCCGAGCCGGTATGGGCCACGGCCGTGGTCTGGGCCACATTGCAGTATTGGAGGGGAGCCCAGGAGCCCACGCCGGTCTCGAAGTCCGCATCGGCGGCGGTCAGCAGATGGGTGGGAGCAAAGACGGAGGCCGTTACGGTCGCCGTCGCCGGGGTTACGGTCATCCCGGCAGTAGCGGCCAAGGAGGTCGCCGCCACCTTGGTGACGGCCCCACCGATGGTCATCCCGGCGGTCCCTGACATAGGCACGGCCGCGGCCGGAGGCAGGTTGAAGTTGTCGAAGGTGGCGCTCTGGGCCACCAGCCCCGAGCCCGCCTGCGAGTCGAACTGAAAGGTGGGCTGCAGGTACCGGGGTGGATAGATCCAGGTGCTGTCCGGGACGGCGGCGAAGTTCGACCAGATGTTGCCGTTCGCGCTGTAGTCGAAATAGGTGGTCCCGGCGTGCTCGCGGATCCGCAACCACTGATAGGTGGCGGCGTTGTAGGGCTGGGGATTCTGATGGACGCCGTCCTGGTCCAGCCAGAAGATCTGGTTGCCCTGGACGGCCCAGCCAAAGTCGTTGCCGTCCTGGTCGTAGAGCATGAAGGTGACCAGGGCCTGATGGGTGGTGTCAGCCTGGTTCCCGGCGCTGGTCATCTGGAACAGGGCGTAGCTCTCGGTCAGGTCGTAGTAGCTCCCGTTGGGCTGGGCCGCGGTGCCGGAGTAGATCCCCCCGCCGACGCCTATGGCGGCATTGGCGGGCAGGCTGACGCTCAACGCTCCGCCCGAGTTGGCCACCGTGACCCCGGCACTGGCGTAGGGCAACCACTTGGTGGAATCGGGGGCTCCGGCCGTGGTGAAGGCGTCGGTGAGCGTGGCCATCTTGCTGCCTGCGACCAGCGTGGTACTGGCCACCTGCAGGGCCGCCGAACCCGCCATGGCCACCGCTGCGATCTCGGTGACGGTGGCCCCGATGGTCATCCCGGCCGAGGCCGCTAAAGGGGCTATCCCAACGTCTACCGGCGGGCCGTAGTTACGATTGAAGGTGAGGCTGTAAACACGGCCGCCAGGCATGAGCTAAATCACCACCTACATTCGATCAGACCGGAGTGCCATCGCTGGTGAAGAACAACGTGGCGATGACGGGATAAAGCTCGGTCACCGCGGCCAGGAGATCCTCGTCGGAGATCTTGGACTGGTCGATGGTGCCATCCCCGTTGTCCACCATGTCGGCAAATCCCGGAGCGGCACAAATGGCCCGCAGGAAGGCGCTCAGAGGAGCCGGGTCGTCCTTCAGCAAGGCGCTGGACAGGGCCTGGACATCGGAGGCCGATCCGGCCTCCTGATAGACCTCCGACGCCTTCTGAAACAGGCAGGAGCGACAACGCCGCCCGGTGAAATCCGAGTCCTCGTTGAGCAGGGCTTGGGTCTGGTAGCTCATGGGCTCTCCTAGCCAGTACCGATGTATGAGATCTCTAGTCGAGTATTCGACTGACCCACCTGGGCCGCCAATCCAGTGGGGTTGTAAGCCTGCGCGTTGATCTTGTCCCCGGCTGCACAAAACACATCATTCCAGGTGCGCCAGGACAACCCGCCGCCAGTAAGAGAAGTGATGCTGTTCTCATTGGTGATACCGGTGCTGTTTTGAAAGATACTGCCCTGGATGTACTGCCCGGTGGCATTGCAGTTGCCATTACAGGTGGCCTGGACCCAATACCAGCCTGCTATCGGAACGGTGAAACCGTAAGTGGGAGAGACAGTGTACAGACCAAAGTTGTCAGCCAGTTGAGTGTCATAGGGAATAACGGTCTGTGACGTGGGCATGGTGTAAGCGGCGTTGCGATATATGACAGCGTGTAGCCAATCACGCGCTCTGCCCCACTGGCCACCGGCCACACTGCTTCTAGCCACCCATACTTCGCCCCATGGATCGACGTAAGACTGAACAACGTTCGAGGCCGTCCAAGGAGGAGGGAAACCATTGACGGGAACACCCGTGTTAATGCTCATCCGAAGAACAATCCCATGAAGGCGCAGGAGAAGGTATTTATAGACGGACCAGTATAGACATTCAAGCTGGCAACACTGGACGAATAATACGCTTGAAACGTGTCATTAGCCGAGCCAAGACCCATGTACTGCGTCCGGGCCGAACAGTTACCGGCTGAGGTTTGATTCATGATCATGTTGTCCTGGGTGACGCCCGAACCGTTCTGGAAGATCTGGCAGCCGACATAGTTGGGGCTGGTCGCTGATTGCAAGACCCAGTGGAAGGCGAAGCGCCACCAACTGGCCGGGTATACCGCACCTGAAACACTGCCCGCCACTGGCAACACAAACGCGTAGGTGGGGCTGCCAACCCAGATGCCATACGGGTCACGAATAACGGTGTCAGCCGGAAAAACGGAGTTAGCCGTGGGAGCAACAAGAGCCGCATTACGGTACACCGAGGCGTGGAGGACATCGCGAGCCTTCCTCCAGTTGCCTCCGTTAACGCCAGGTTTTGCTATCCAAAGCTCTCTGTAGAGGTCCAGGAAGCTCTGGATGCCACCCGTGGTCACCGGGGGTGGCAGGATGTTGAGTTCAGCGCCGGTATAAGCCTGGATGGTCATCCGGTACCCAGATAACTGACTTCAAGATGACAGGGAGGAGGACTCCCACTGACGATGCATGGGTAACCCTGTGGCTGGTAAGCATGGAGGTTGACAAGATCTCCTATGCTTAAATACATAAGCGCTTGAGTCCGGGCACACAGACCACCGGAGGCACGGCTGGTGAAATAGTTGTCGCTGGACCAGTTGGTGGCGTTGTTCTGCATGAGGTTCATCTGGATATAAGTACCCGCTGCCGCTACCGAGACTTCCAGGTAGGAAAAGACACGATAAAAGCCTGGGATCCAGGCCGTAAACTGGTAGTTAGATCCAGCAGAAAATCCCCAGGTGTCATGCCAAGGGGTATCGAAAACGATAACAGCCGACGCGGTGGGCAAGTTGTAGGCAGCAGCACGGTAGGTATGGAAATGCACCACATCTCGGGCCTTGCGCCAAGCTCCACCGTAGACACCGTTCTTGGCGATCCAAACCTCGCCGGTCATGGCGTCGGTAAAGCTCTGGATGCCCGATCCCGAGGTGACCGGCGGCGGCAGGTTATCGATGAGGGCGTAGGTCTGGATGGTCATCAGCCCGTCCCCCGATACTGCAAGGTGGCGTAGGTCCAGTAAACCAACGGCGTACAAGCCAATGAAACGCTGGCCTCAGCCACCGCGTTCACGGTGTCTCCAGCGTTGAAAGCAAGCTGCTGGATGCAGGTGGCCGAGATGGCGGCCGCCGCACCAGAATGCGCTCGCATAATCCCTTGCAAGGCCGCGTTGACGTTGATGCGAGCCGAACACCATTGTCCCGTAGCGGTGGCCGTGACGGCTAGCTGAAAGACGACATCGTACCAGCCTGCTACCGGTACGGTGAACGCCGCCGCAGAGTAGAGGCCATAGTCGTCCTTGGTCATAGTATCCAGCGTAAGAACAGCGGCACCAGCAATGGAAATGGCCGCATTACGAAACCACTTGGCGTAGATGGCGTCGCGTGCCCGTTTCCATCTCCCACCATTGACACCGTTCTTGGCCACCCATACGTCACCCCAAACATCGGTGAACGATTGGATGGTGGCACCCGAGGTAACGGGAGCCGGAAGATTATCAGGAATGGCATAGGCAGGAACAAGGCTCATGACATCACCCCGTTCCGTAGTACTCGACGGTGGCGTAAGTCCAGTAACCCGGAGCGCCTACTCCTGCTGCCAACGCAGTACTAGCGTTGTCGTAGAACTGTATGTAATCTCCCACATGGAGAACAAACTGCTGGCTTATGACACTGCTAAAGGCGTTAACCGAAGAGGCATAAGACTGAGAAACACCCATCAGCATACCATTGATGAAAAACCGAGGTTGTACCCACTGACCGCTAGCAGTAGCATTAGCCGTAACCTGCCAGAGAATGTCATACAGACCTGAAATAGGCGGATACGCAGCACTACCGGCAGGATTGGTGTACATGCTGTAGGGATCTCGGGTAGTGCTATCAAGTGGGACCGCGGCCTGCCCCGCTGGCAACGTGAAGGCAGCATTGCGATACCACTTGCCGTAGAGGGTGTCCCGCGCCCGTTTCCAAGCTCCTCCATAGACCCCGTTCTTGGCTATCCACACATCGCCCCACACGTCGGTGAATGACTGCACGGTGGTACCAGAGATAACCGGAGGCGGAAGACTGTCGGGGATAGCGTAAGTGGGGATTAGGCTCATCAGCCCGTCCCCCGGTATCGAAGGATGGAATAGGTCCAGTACCCTGGACCGAAGCTCGGCGGGGTACCCGAGCCCACAATGGCCGCTATGGTGGCGCTGCAGTAGTCCCAAGGCTGCACGTAGTCATTGACATTGCAGAGGCCCAAGTACGTTGTTATGGCTGAGAAACTGGTGGCCAGCGTGGTATGCACCCTGGCCACGCTCATCAAAACACCGTTGTTATAGATGCGAGCATCCATCTGCTGACCGACCGCAGTGGCAGTGCCTCCCACTTGATGGACAGCTTCGTACCAGCCTGCTACCGGGATGATGTAGGCACCCACTCCGCTTTGGAAGCCGGGATTGTACAGACTATAGTTGTCCGAGATCGTGCCATCCATAAGCGTGGTGGCACCGCCAGCCGTCAAGTTCAGAGCAGCGACGCGATAGACGTGGCTGAAGAGGACATCCTTGGCTCGTCTCCAGGCTCCTCCATTGACCCCGACCAGGGCCACCCACACGTCGCCGTAGATGTCGGTGTACGACTGGATGCCGCCGTATGTGAGCGGAGCCGGAAGGTTGTCCGGAGGGGCGTAGGTGGGAATGAGCGACATCAGCCCGATCCCATATAGTGAAAGCGGCCACAAGTAGACTGGTTACCAGTGCTTCCTGTGTAGGCCGCCGTGGTTTGAAGGACAACTTGACCCTGTCCACCCGCGGCCAAGTAGAGAGAGGCATGAGTTCGAGCCGCCGTGGTCTCGACTGCCCTCGCAAACGTAGACTGATATGCGGATACGCCCGCACCAATGAAGATGTTAAACAAGTTACCAGCAGCCGCAGGCGTGGCCTCATACTGACCATAAATGTCGTACCACCCCGCTACAGGCGCAGTCCAGCTAGGAGAAACCCAGAGGCCGTAGTCGTCCTTAATAACAGTGTCAAAGGCTATTGGAGTATTAGCATTGGAAGTAGTCCAGGCAGCATTGCGATAAACGGCGGAGTGCAAGACATCACGGGCTCGCCTCCAGTTCCCACCGTTAACACCGTTGAGAGCCACCCACACATCGCCCAACGAATCGGTGAAGCTCTGAATGGTGGCACCAGTGGTAACCGCAGCCGGAAGAGTGGGCGTCTTAGAATCGACATACTGCTTGGTGGCGGTGTTAGAGGGGTTGAGTGGCAGAGGGGCATTACCCACGCCCATGACCACCACGTTGATGGAGTTGGGCATGTTCTGAGCCACTGTGATCGAGATGTGATTGACATCCACGATGTTGATCTGAGTCATCACAAGCTGGTTGGTGACGGCGTCCCAGATCTCGACAAAGACGTTGGTGGTATTGAGGTTGTGGGCGATGCTGTAAGGCGAGCCCGCGGCCGTGGGCGAAGCAATGGTCTGCATGAAGGCGAAGTTGTACGCCTGGGTCAGTTGCTGCTGGACGTACTGGACGGTGGCCAGGTTCGAGGGCAACACCATGGTGGGGGCCACCGAGGTGCCCATGATGACCACGTTGACCGGGTTGGGGGCGTTCTGGGTCACCGACACCGAGATGTTGTTGGCGTCCACGATGGCCACGTTGGCCATGATGCGCTGATTGGTCACCGTGTCCCAGATATCCACGATCAGGCTGGTGGTGTTCAGGTTGTGGTTGACCGTGTAAGGCGACCCCGCCGTGATCAGAGAGGCCAGGGGACGGCTGACCAGTAGCTGGGTGTTCGCGGCACGGGCATAAGGCCGCACGTCGGTGATGAAGGAGTTGAGGATGGCCGGAACATTGGATCCGACCAGGATCTGGGCCAAGACCAAGGTGCTAGATGGAACGGCCGGAGCTACCTGCGAACCAGTGACAGCGGCGGTGCCCTGGATGGGGACGATGACGAAGTCGCTGCGGCCTCCACCGATGACGAAGTCGTCGCGAACCTGAGCCACGATCAGATCGATACGGGCGGTGCCCACCCCCGGCGCGACGGCGATGGGCACGTTGACCACGGTGTCGGACCAGATGGTGTAGGCCCCCTGGTTGGCGATGTCGGTGCCGGGGATCAAAGCTCGCCCTGCAGCCACGTCCACCGACATATTGGTCCCGGCGGCCCGTTGGGTCACCTGGAGGGCTCCAGAGCCACTCAGAAGGGCTGGGCCGGGTCCCAGGGCGTCCTGGATGAAGAACCGGTCCAGGTTGGCCGGATAGGTGCCCTCCTGCATCCACAGCGGCGGATACAGCGCCATGGGCTAGCTCAGGGTCTTTGTATAGCTACCCGACGCAATCGAGAACGTATCACCTGCATTCACCGTTTTTGATGCACTTAGAGCGCCAAACCAGCGTCTCACGGGTGTGGCTGTACTATCGTACTCATCCACTCCGGTGACGGTGCAGGCGGGCATGTTGGTGTAGGTGAGGGCCACGTTGGAGGCGATCGAGCCACCCGAGGGAGCCGCGAAGGTGATGGTCTGCCGGGCGTAGGAGCCGCCGGTCACCTCGGTACCGGGAGCAGCCGCGGTGCCGGTGGCGGTCACCAGGGCGACCTTGACCGGGGCGGTGACCGCCGGGTATGCCGCTTGCCCCGAGGAGGCCGCCAGCAGGGCATTGGCTTCGACGGTAACGAGGTTGGCCATTTATGCCTCCTGGGTCCCTGGGATGGAAAACTCCGGCGTCTCGATGCTGTGCTGCTCGAACAGGGCCTGCAGGTTGGCCTCGGGCCGGTTCTGGACGAACTCCGGGATGGAGAGCCCGGCCTGGGTGGCCGCAGCCACGTCAGTAGCGCAAATCTCGCAACCATCAGTGGAGCAGCAATCAAGGTGTCGGCTAATCGAGAGATCAGTCGGCTCCCCGGTCACCGGATGGTTGAAAGCGACGTACTGAACATGATGTGGATCAGAGTCCGTCTGACCACAAATATCACACGTTCTGGTTTCTGGATCTGGAGGGGTATCAGTCATGATCTCAATCCTGTTCTGGTCAATACTCTCGGCCTGGTTGTCCGGTTATGATGATGCTTCCTACCGTGTTCTCCACCACTGGACTATCGGCGGTAGGAAGGGCGTATAAGACACTCCCTTGCCGTATGAGATCAGGATCGATGGTGGTGTCTACGACCGGTGCTCCCACTTCGGGATAGGGATAGAAAGGGGCTCCCGGACGGACCGTCTCGATCATGTCTCGATCACCGTCAAACTGATGGGCCGGGTGGGGGCGGCGACCAGGGTGGTGGTCCCACCCGAGACGGTGGCCGCGGCGAAGGCCAGGGTGTAGACGGCCGAGGCCTCGCCAGGCACGTCGAAGGTGACGAAGTTCCCCGGCGACCCGGCCTTACCGGAGTTGCCCGAGCCGGTCTGCTGGGCGGTCCACACCGGGTAGGAGTTCAAGATGGTGGCGTCGCGCTGGATCACGATGTAGGACAGCCCACTGGGATTGCCGACCTCGGGGACCTCGGCCACGATCATGAGCAGTCGTCCCCCGTTGGGGGGATGCACGGTCTGGGTCACCGCCGTGGTCAAGGTGCCGGTGCCGGGCGGGGTCCAGGTGGTGGTGGTGCCGATGTTCGAGGTCCTGGTCACCCGAGCCTGCGCCCCCGAAGCTCCCAGCGCCGAGCCCGCGGCGATGTTGCGGACCCAACCCGTCCCCGTCCACATCCAGGTCAGCCCGGTGTCGGTTTCGGTGATCCGCATGCCGTACTGGTTGGCTCCCCACACCGGGCGGGTGGTGGACGTGCAGATGTAGAACCCCGGAAAGCCGTCCAGGATCTGCCAGTTGTTGTTGTAGGCAGCCGTGGAGAACTGATCGGCGGTGCTGAAGATGTTGATCCCCAGCTTGGTGGACGGGGTGGGCATCGGTTACTTCTTGGGGTCCGCCTCCAGGGCGGTGTCCTTGGTCCCCGCTGGAGAGGCCGGAGCGGCCGCCTTGGCGGCCTTCCTGGCCCCCTGAGCCTTGTCAGCCCCCTGAGCCTCATCAACGGCGGCCACGGTCCCCTCGGCGGCCTCTACGGTCTCCTCCGCCTTGGCCCTGGCCTCGGCCAGCTTGGGGTCCTGATCACCCGAGGTCCCCTCAGGCGTGGCTGACTTGTCGGCCTCAGACCGGGCGGACTCCTCCACATGGGTACCGCTGGGCGCGATGCCACCGGGCGTAGAGGGGTCGTACTCGCTGGCTCCAGAAGGGGCGGTCCGAATGGCCGCCTCCTGCATGGCCACCATGGACTCGTTGTGGGCCTTGACCGCCTCCTCGGTGGGGACACCAGGAGCCAGGGTGGGGTCGTAGTCGGTGGCTCCCATTTGTGGGGGCGGCTCGGGGCTCTCGGGCACCTCGACCCCTTCGAAGGGATCGGCTCCGGCGTTGGCGATGGCCCCGGAGTAGGAGGCCACGTCGTAGCTGGACACCCCGTGGTACTCGGTGGTGATGACGGTGCCCACGTCCAGGGGGTTGGGCCGGTGGTTCTCGTCCACGAAGTAGCCGGGCGGAGCATCGGGGTCCCCGGTGATGCCCATGTCGCGGGCCTTGGCCATCTGAGCCGCCACCTCCGGGTCTGCGATGGGCCGCAGATCCTCCTCTTCCTCCTCGGCGGCGCGGCCTTCCACCCGAGGCTCATCATCCGACTTTCGCTCGTCTACCACCGGCTCGTCAGAGGTTTCCTCTTCAGCAGGGGCCTTCTCTTCGGTCTTGTCAGGCATGGGGATCTCCTATCCGGGGATTTCGTTGCGGGCCGTCTTGGAGGCTTCGACCCAGATCATCACGGCCTTGCCATTGCGGATCTCATCCGTCTCCACCTGGACGAAGTTGGTCGAGAGATGCTGGTGGGCTGAGCACAGTGGGGGCTTGGCCCCCTTGGTGGCCTCGCGCTCGAACACGCTGGCCCCACAGAGGGATCCTCTGGGGCCAGGAGCCTGGCAAGGGATGACCACCATGGAGCGATCCTCCTGGCGGTCCATCTGGGCCTCGATCTCGTTGCGCCTTTGTAGCTGGCGCTCCTGCCACCTCATCCCAGCCCGATTCACCGAGGCGATCACGTCCTCGTCACCCTCCTCGACCTTGAGGATGCCCCGCGCCACCGCCTTGCGAAAGTGGGGGCTCATGGCCATGGACTCAGGCACTTCGAGGATGTCGCGCTCGTCTATGTCTCCGGCTCCGAACCATTCGTAGGGAGTCTTCATCCCATCATGTTCATGAAGGAAAGTGGTTGGACCCCCATGCATGTTACGAACGATGAGAACACCGGAACCAGACATGATGATTACCTCCATGAGATGAACTTGAATGGTCTTCATCCCTTCGTAGGCCTGGTCGAACCGGTGACAGGACGCGACGAAGGCCACACCCCGAACAGGACGAAGGGGGTGTGGCCTCGCGCCGAAGATCAGGCGACGGGCGTCAGGTCAGGCCATGGCCTTTCCGGCCCCCGAGAGGGAGGCCACGATGGCCGCCACATCGGCCTGGAGGGCGTTGTAGTTGGCCTGGGTGGGAGCAGCGGCGATCTGCGAAGAGGTCAGGGCGACGTGCGCGCCCTGGGTGGTAACCTGCTGCCCGGCGACACCTTGCTGGCCCAAGTCGGTGAGGGTGCCCGAGGAGAACACGTCGAAGGCCAGCCGGGCAAACTCATCGTCGCTGAGCACCACGTTGGCGTTGACCGGGTAGTAGAACCCGTTCGGCAAGTTGGTATTGGCTTTGTTGACTCTGACACCACGCGCCATTTGGAGATCTCCCTCGATGATGGGGCTTCACCACTTCAGCGGTCTGGACCCCGGCGCGACAGGCTCTAGGGCTCGATGTCGGTCTCGTCCACTCCTACCACCGAATAGGTCGGGGTCCCGCTGGAGATCAGCTTGACCACGCAGGTGTTCTGCGGAGCCTGGAAGTTGGCCCGAGTGTCGGAGCCCCCCACCACCGAGGCGACCACGTAGCAGTCGTCCCCGCCCACGGTGGGGTTGGTGTTATTGGTGGTCCAGTAGATCTCGCTGGCCCCGCCCCGGTTGATGACCTGGACCCGAGCGTAGGACCGGCTCAGGGTGACGGTGTCCACCGTGGCGGCGGTCAGGGTGCCGTGGTAGGCCCGGTTCTTGTTGACGGTAGCCATCTCACCCCTTCGGCGCTCTGAGGCGGCCAGGGACAGTCAGGAAGTGGGCGTGGTGATGGGCCGGGGGTCGCGGCCGTTGGGGAGCCAGGGCGGCAGGCAGATGTAGCCGAAGTACTGCGAGTAGTGGTGGTTGAGCTTGGGGATGTACTGGCCGCAGTTGATGCAGGTGCCAGGACCGGGATCCTTGATGCCCGCCAGCGGGTCGAGCCCGTCCTGGACCAGGATGCCGTTGCGCTCGGTGTAGTGAAGTTTGCCCGGAGGCGGGACGTTGATGTTGTCGAAGATGACGGTGGTGGTCTGGGTCGAGTCCGGATCGTCAACGCCCGCCACCCACGATGGCATCACCGAAGTCCAGTCAAATACGTCTGGCTCGCTATACGCCAGGTTCCAGGTCAGGCCATCAGGGGAGTACTCCCAATATGTCACGCCTCCAGTCTCACGAATCCGAAACCACTTATGAACAGCCGGATCATAGATGGTAGTCAAATGGATGCCGTCAGCAGAAGGACTGGAGTAGACATACAGGGTGCCATCGGCTATCTGCCAGGACACCCCGTTGTTACCGTTCTCTGCATCCGCCAGGAAGCACACGATGGTCAAGGCCGGGATGGACAGGTCACCGGGGCTCACCAACTCATAGAGCAAGGACGACTCGGTCAGATCGTAGGCAAGCTGAGTGGTCAGCGCCCCAAAGCTCTGATCAGCCGGGATATCGAGTTGCCCCTTGATGACGCTAATCCCCGCAGCCACCACCCATACCGTGAGGTCGAGCTTGTCGCTGTCGAAGTTGTCGATCAGCGTGTCGAGCTTGGCCGTCATCGGTGCTTGGAGGCAGCCGCGCCCTTCTGGTTGGCGGGTAGCACCGACTGGTTGGGATCGATAAAGGGGATCTGAGCGGCGGACAGGCAGCTATAACGCACGTTCTCACTGCGGTGGTAGTGCGTGCCAAGCTGGACATTGGTCTGCCCACAGTTGATGCAGGTGCCGATCGGATCCTTGGATGACAGGGTGGGATCGAGACCGACCTGAACCATCTGCCCGTTGATGACAGCGAAGGTTGCTCCAGTGGCCATGACCGAGTGTAGACGCGACGATGCCCACCCCGGAAGAGGTGGGCATCGTCAGTGAATAGCTGGTTACGGGGTCGAGAACACGTAGGTGTTGCTGGCCACGTTGGGAGCGATGTTGAGAGACCGGAAGACGCCACGGGCACCGGTCCAACCCCTGGTACCTCCGGTGATGGCACCGGCCTGACCGAAACCGATACGGGGGATGACAGCGTTGCCGCGCAGTTGCTGCTGAAGCAGCGGCGGGGCGTTGGTGGTCAGACGCCAGTTGCACCGGGCGTTGCCGAGAGGACCGACCAAGCAGAGTTCGCTGACGCTGGCAAAGAGACGGAAGCCAGGCGGGACCACGCTGGGCTGATACAGGTTGAAGGTCAGGGCCTCAAGACCAGGGGCCAGGAAGGTGGCCGAGGTCTCCACGCTGGTGGCGGTGATGACGGTGGGAGGGGCAGCCGAAGCCGCCTGAGCCGTGACCAAACCGGCGGTAGTTCCGGCCATGGCGAGAGCGGCGAGCGCGATAGCCCCCCGTTTGAAGATGTTCATTCAGCTTGCTCCTTCTGTCTGAGTGATGATGCCCCACCCTCAAATGAGGGCAGCAGATTCGAACCATAGCTCAGCTAAGAGCAACCTGAAAGCCCCCTAAGAAACTTTTTTAGATTTCTCTGACACATCAAGTGGTTCCCCCGCCACCCTCTAACCGGCGCAAGCAAATCTCTAACCGGCGCAAGCAATGACGTATCACGTCTCCCGATCCTCACGGTCATTGTCACCCGTTGCGTCATCGTCGTGTTTACGTTTCATGCTGTAGCCCACGTAGCTGCCCAACACGCCAATAATGCCAGTCACGGCTGAGTCGATCACCTGGCTGGGAGCCGCACTCAGCACCGGGTTGTTGGAGGCTACGAAGATCTGGATAATGACGGCAGCGATGATCAATATCACAGAAAGACCCAATGTCAGCGCCAGTATGAAGGCGATCAGATCGACAGATGGCTTCCGCATTCCTCATCGCCGTCGTCTGATCGCAACCAGAAAATCGTCAATGGGAAGCACCCCGACCAGAAATGTTCCGATGATTAACTGGGCAACGACATGGTGACTTTGAAAAAAGGCATCGATGATTACCAGCACGCCCAAGAGGAAGACCACCGCCCGTCTGGTGGCCGCGAAATGCGCCCTGGACGAGAGCTTATTGGCCGGAGTGACGGGTTCTTCGACAGGTAGTGGATTCTGGTACTGATAGTCCTCAGGTTCAGTCACCATGCACCACTACCCCATCGGGGGCCGAAGTATTAGCCCTTGAGAACGGTGGTGATACCCCGAGGGTTGAGGATGGCCATCGACACCATCTCATCGAACACCCAGCCCTTCCAGAAGGCCTCGACGTTGTGGTTCTCCTCCACATCGAGCGAGTACAGGACCGGGAACACACCCAGGAAGTCAGGGTTGGGAAGCAGGAACATCTGGCCCGAGGGGACCATGATGGAACGCTGGAACTGGAACTCACCGAAGCTCTGGATCTGCTCCCCGGCCACGATACGGTCCTTGAAGGCCCAGCCGGTGGTGTTGATGTCCCAGCGGAAGAAGTCCCGGTAGTCAAAGGGGTTGACCAACATGCGCCCGGCAGGCAGTTCGTGCATGTCGGACTGGGCCACCGCGGTGTACATGGACTGCGGGGTGAAGTACCCCGAAGCCTCGTACACGGTGTGGTTGGGGGTGACCACATGGTCCGGCCGGGAGGCGTAGTCGGTGAGGGCGGCCTGGATGATCACCATCATCCGGCTGTCCTCTTGCTTCATGATGGCCTGCTTGGTCTCGTCCTGGGCCTGCTCGACTGCATTGATGCGGAGGTAGAACAGGTCCTCCTTGCGGATGGCCGGACGGGAGGCGATACGCCAGAACCGGATGGGCAGGCGCTTGCCTTCGAAGGGAGTGACCCGGACCTCGCCTTCGGTGCCACTCATGAGGTAGGCCTGGCCGAGGTCGTCCCACACGTCGTACTCCACCGGGGTGCCCGGCGTGACCGGGTCCTCGATCAGCACGTTGCGGACGATGCCCTGGTAGCGCAGCTTTAGCTGGATAGGGCCGACCATGCCCACGCCCAGGCGGCGGATGCCGTTGACCTCGTCCTGGAGGATCAACGAGAGCTTGCGGACCTTGGCCTCATGGGTCAGGGAGGGAACGTTGCCGTCCCCACCGCGGCGCTTGAGGATCTCCTGGACGTAATCGTCCGACTTCTTGGCTCGCTTCGGCGCTAGCCCCGCTGCGGTGGCAACCATGCTCATGTTGATGGACTCCTTGTGTGACGAGGTAGGGCTAGGACGATCAGAAGCCGGAGCGGACCATCAGGCCGCCGACAGTGATGGAGATGTTCGAGTTCACGGCGATGAGCCGGGCCACCGGCTGGGTGGACTTGTTGGCGTCCGCGGCGGTCACAAGCTGACCCTGCAGGCCGTAGGTGCCGGTGTAGCTGCCTCCTGCGATGGCTCCACCGAGACCGTTGAGACCTACCGCTCCACCCAGGTTGGCGGTGCGGGCGTAGACCAGGGCGTCAGTGCCGTTGCCAGGGTCGGTCCAGGTCAGGTTGGCGTCGAAGGCCGGGGCCAGGATCTCGAACTCGGCGTCAGGGTCGAGGACCCACACGGCCAAGGCCGACACACCGGTATCGAGAAGCTCATCGATGCCCTCGCCGCCGATGTAGTTACCGACCAGACCAGCCGGGACGCCAGTGGCGTTGAGAAGGCTGTAGTTGGGACCACCTGAAGTGGCTCCGAAGGTCTGATACGGGCCGGTGTAACCGGACGCGCCCGTGGTCCGCATGAAGGCCATGCCGGGCCAGATGGGAACGGAGCGGTTCCAAGCCGGATCCAGATACCCGGACTTGGGCGTGGCTTGCGTCCACCCATAGTTGGGCCGGATCGTCCGCTTGATGTACGACCTGGAGATGGGAACACGAATCACGGGCGCTCAGCCTCCTATGAGTGGCTTTCACCACTTCGTCGCTCTGGTGGTCGGGAGGACAGGCTTTTCTCTGCCGAGCGTGAACGAACCCCGGCCCGAAGACCGGAGTTCGTGGGTATCTACAATCTCGACATGACTTCACTGCCACCTATTACCGGCCCGGATCCTGAGCTACCGAATCCAGATCAACAGGCTCGTATTACCGTGCGTATGCGTCGAAGCGAACTACGAATGTTCCTGTTGATGCTCCCGGAGACGGTGGACTATCTCGAAGTCCAGTTCCTGAGTGGAGATCAATAGCTACTCGAAGAGCATCTCATCCGCGGTTACTTGCCCGGTGGAGGCATGGGCGCGGATGGGGCCTTCCATCTCGGTGGGAGCCAGGGATGGAGCCGGGCTCTGGGTGGTAGCCGAGCGAGGGACCAGGCGACGGTTGGCCGAGGCCACCCGGCCGTTGGGGACCTGGACCGAGAGCACCTGGGTCAGGGTCTTGATCTCGGTGTTGACGGCCTCGACGGTCATATCCGGGTTGTCCTGGATGCTCGCGGCGATGGACAGGTCGTCCTGGTTGGCCGGGGCAATACCAGCCTGGATGCGAAGACGAGCCAGGCGCAGCGCACCCAGGGACACCTGGCCGTCGTTACGGGATGCCCTGGTGCCCGGCATGACCCCCGGAGGCGAGCCCGGCGCGCCTGCAGTGGGCTGCCCGGATCCCACCGACCCTCCGGTCTGGCCGGACGGATTGCCACCATCAAGGGTCCAGCCGTAGGAGGGCTGGGGATCGTCGGGGTCACCGACACGCACCTCGACGGGGATGATGGTTTGCTCAGGCGGCAGGTGCCCCTGGGTGTTCTGTACGGGTGCGGTCACGTCCACCTCGTTGAGGTTCATGGGCTCGAAGGCCTCGGTGCCGTAGGGCTGGTCCACGGCGATGGTGGCGTCGGCCGACACATCGGTCACCGGGGTGGCTCCAAGCTGGGTCACGTCGGTGCGCGCCGCGGGCTCGGCCGCCTGCTGCTCGGTGACGATGGGGGCCTCGGGTGCGCCCTCGGGCACCGGCTGGGCTGGATCCCTCTGGTCGGCGGTGTGCAAGGAGGCGGCGCGAGCCATCAAGGAGGCATGGACCCGATAGCCCTCCTCGTTGATGCCTCGAAGCTCGGGGTCAGCGTCGGCTCCGGCCAAGGTGGCGAAGCGGAACATCTGCCGCTCCAGGGTAAAGATGCGGGCCTCGGCGGCCAGGCGCAGGAGACGCTCCTGCTGGCAGGCGGCGGTCATACGGCGCAGGACGTTGGCCTGGGCGTTGAGCGAGGCGTGCAGGGCGGTACGGACCGAGCTACGCGGCGTCGGCTCGGGCTGGGTCTGAGTGGTAGCTTGGCGCTGCACTGGGCGGCGGGGGCGGGTAGGCATCGTACTGAGGCTCCTTTCGATGCTGCTGGTTTGGTAGTTAAAAAGAACTGCTGATTTCTTCTTGTTCAGCCAGGGAGGCTGGTCCCCGTCTTCGTCCTCTTCGTCTTCGTCGTCTTCCTGCTCGTCTTCGGCTTCGCCGCCCTCCTGGTCCGGAGCAGCCGCTGAGGGAGGACCCTCCTCCTCTTCGTCCTCGGGCTCGGGCTCGTCATCGCCGGGCACGCCGGGCGGGAAGGGTCGAGGACCGCCCTGGGGCATCTCGTCAGAGCCCTCGACCTCGGGCGGTTGACCCGGCTCCGGCACGGCGTTCTCGGTGCCGAGGGGCTGGAGCAGGCCCTGGCCACAGTTGGGGCAGATGTCGCCCTCCTCGTAGCCGGTCTGCTGCATGCCCTCCTGGTCGGCGGCGTACTGCTGCTCGGCCATGGCCTCGGGATCGACCTGCTCGACCTGGCCCTGCTCGGGAGACTCCTCCTCGGGGGCTCCACCGGGCTCAGGGGGTCCGGCTAGCTCAGCAGGTGGGCCACCCTCCTCCTCGGGCTCCTCCTCCGGCGGGACTGCGCCCTCAGGCGGAGGCTGCTCATCCTCATCCTCCTCTTGGCCGGGCGGGACTTGCTCATCTTCGTTCTCAGGGGGCTCAGGAGGCCCCTCCTGGCCCGCTGGGGGCGGCGGGGCCATCTGGTTGTCGTCCGGGCTCTGGAGGGGCTCAGGCTCCTCCTCCGCCCCTTCTGGGACCTCCAGGTCCTGCTCGGCCGGGATGGTCTGGGCGGCGGGGGCCAGATGGGGATCCCCGGCCGCGTTCAGGGCCTCGGCGGAGGGGAAGGTCTCACCGCAGTTGGGGCACTGAAGCTCTCCGGCCCCATCGTCGTTCTGGTCCTCCTGGTCCTCCTGGCGCAGGTTGACGTTCTGAGCCAGAGAGGTGTCGGGGTCCATGAAGATCGACGGGGGCTTCTCGAAGCCGCACACCGAGCACTTGTCGCCCACGTAGGAGTCATCCGACCCGCAGACCGGGCAGATCTCCTCCCGCATGGTGTCCACCTCGGGCGGGACCGAGATCTGCTCCTTGGCGGTGAAGACCGACATCTCATCCCTTCGTCGCCCTGACCCGGTCACCGACAGGCCCGCGCCCACATCCCCCGGCCCGAGATGCTATTGTCAGTTGTGGTTAGAGCAACCCGTCAACGACCTCCTAGAGGCTCCGGGGAATGCATTTGGCCTGAGCACCGTCCAATGGGGACTGACACCCTTCGGGGTCCCTCCTCCCTGGGGCACCGCAATATGGCACAACCCTTCCCAGTAGGGTTGTTCTAACCACTAGGGGAGATGAACCCCGAGTTGAGCCAGGGCTGCCTGCCAGGAGGCTTCCTTCTGCTCGGGCGTCATGTGGACCCAGTCCTGGCCGCCCTCAGCGTCAAGCTCAGCTTCGGTCTGGGCCTTGAACGCGGCCACCGCCGCCGGGTCGTCCCAGTCCACGTCGGAAAGACTGATCACGTCAGCCGGGAGCGCGGCCGTCTTCTGCTGGGGATCGTTCGGTCTCATGATGTGGTAATCAGGGTGGTTGTGCTGCTCGTAATCCCAGTCCGGATGGGCCTGGGAGGGATCGAACGGATACTTCTCGGTGGTATGGAACCCGAGCTTCTCGTACATCTTCGGCAGTTGCGGGCCGTAACACTCAAAGTAGTTCGCCCCGTGATGCTCAACGGCATGCTTGAGAAGATCCTATACCGGCACCCTTCACTCCTTTCTCCCGATCGTTGTACAGTCCTGTCGGCTCTATCCTACCATCCCCGTGATCATGGATCAGGACACCACTCGTACCATGGTTGATAGTAAGCGGCTTCATACCCTCGGAGCGGATCTCCTCCGGGGTGTGGTTGGTGACATGACGCTCGAAGGGGCTACCGGCGATGGACCGGGAGAAGTTGCGGTGGAACTCCTCCGGTGAGGTCTCAGAGATCTCGGAGGGGTCCAGGGCAGCCACGAAGGCGGCCAGGGATTGCACCCGGCGAGGCAGCCGGTCGCCAGTCGAGCGTGCCCAGGCCTCCCCGGCGTCGGTGCGCTGATTGGAGTGCTTCGGGGGCTTGACCCCTCGGGTGGTGGCGGAGATCTGGCGGGCCTGGTCCAGCATCTCGGTGGCCAGCCCTCGACGCTGATGCTCGGGCA